GAAAACTGGCTGGATCATCCAGAGTTGTTTAAAGCATACCCGAAATCCAGAAATATCCCAGTTAGGCTGGACTCGTCCCTGAAATCTGGCGGCGTTTTTGCGGGCAATGGAATCCGCATTCATCCAGACGCCTCCGATGGGGTGTTGAATATACTCCTACACGAAGTCCAGCACTGGATTCAAGAGCAAGAGGGGTTTGCGACCGGCAGCAGTCCAGCCGCCGAACTGGCAAATCTCCCACGCGATCAAGAAGTAGCAGAAGTCGCTAGAAATCTTCGGGTGTGGTGGACTAGATCAGTGCCGCCAAGTAGGCGCGTGGAAATCAAAGACCAACTTCGAGAACGCTACGGAAGTGGCGAGTTGACTACCCTTGGGATGGAGATTCCAGATGAATCCGCTATCGAAATGCTGGAGTCTTGGGAGTCTGCGACTCAATTCATGCAGCCCCAAGAGAAAGCGGCTGCCGACGTTTTGATAAAGGCCATTTATGATTCAAGAGAAAGAGCGTTTGGGGAGACTGGCGAACAACCAACAAGTCAGCTTCGATACCTAAACAACGCGGCTGAAATCGAAGCCCGCGATGTCCAAGCCCGTCAAAAACTGACACCCGAACAACGCAAAGCCACCGCGCCATATTCCAGCGAGAACATCGCCAAGGGAGATGCAATTGTGATGTTTGGCAGCGGCACTCAGGCATCCATCTCCTACGCCTCCGAATCCGCCCAAAACAGCGCGGCAGGGCAGCAAGCAGCGCGTTCTACGTCCTACACTCCACGTCAGCTTGAAGTGTTCTTTGGCGTGCGCAAAGCCTACGAGCAGATGCCAAAACAGAATGGCCCGTCTGTGCCGCTTTCCGAGCTTTTCAGCAAGACTGGCGAGCTTGTGGACAACCTGACGCAAGCCGAGTTTGACAAGATCGTGCAGGACATGTACGCGGACAATGCGGCGCTGCAAAACGACCAATTTGAGCCAAATTCCATCGTCATCCTTCCCACAGGCGCGATGCAGTCTCTCAGCAATCCCGCTCTTCTGACGATGGATGACGCGATTCAGCGTATCGAAGGCTTCACCGCTGACAACGAAGATGTCGATAGCTGGCCTGACGACGTTCAGCAGCGTTTTGAGGAATCGGCATACAACAGCGCGATTCAGGATAACGACGTTCTTGCTGCATGGGAACTGGCATCACCTGACGTGCGTGATCCAAAGCTGGAGCCGTTGGTGGAGATTGCTCGAAAGGGCAGGCGGCATGATGTGGAGTGGGACAAGGTTGCCAATGAGCTTCGTGATGCTGGCAAATACTCGATTGAGAACGTCGATGCCGAACTCGCCAAGCGTCTCCCGCAGGACATTATTAATGCTGCGCAGGAGGACACGAGCGCGTTGGACGAATGGGTGGCATCAGACGAAGTGCTGGCAGACGCGAAGAAGCCATTCATCGCCGAGGTTGAACAACGCATTGAAGCCGCCATCAAGCGCGTTGAGGACACTGGACGCTATACTTGGAACGGCTCTGAGTTTGAGCCTGTTGAGGACGAGGATGTGAGCGTGCGTTACTCCTACGCTCAAACGCCAGCACAACGCTCGGCTGTCAGCCAGTTCAAGGCGGATATTGGCGAGGCGGCAAAAGGCACCGCTGAGTTTGCCGATTATGAAGGCCGTCCGATCAAGGATTACGAGATTCTACCGCACGCGAAGATGGCTGCGGGATTGTATCAGGATGCCGCTGCAAGGTTGCTCACAAGCCTTGAAAACGATGGGCTGACGCTGCAAGACATTTACTTGAAGCTCAAGGAGAACGAAGATTTTCGCCTAGAGCTTGGCTTGCACAAGATTGGGGGCAACATCGCTGAACTCATTTTGACGGCGCAGATTCTTCAACGCTCCAAGAACGCCATCAACAAGGCCAGAACCCCTTCCCAAAAGGCGCAGGCGGAGAAGATCAGCGACACAATTGCTGATTACTTTGACGGTCTTAGCACAGAAGCGGGCCAGCTTTTGCGCAGCGTTCAATACATCTACGACGATCCTCGCACCAAGTTCTCATTTGAGCAGTTGCAGACTGAGAAGAAGATGAAGAAAAACGGCACCGAGGCCGTGAACAACAAGATGGAAGGCTCGCTGCCACAGGTGAAGGCGAATCTGTCCAATGAGATTCCGAAGGTGGATGAACAAGCTGCTACGGCTGCTGCTGAGGCAACGGAAGCCGCAGTTGAAGAAGATCAGGATGCGATTGATTTGGCGGAAGGCGAGGCATCCTTGGATGCGGAAGGCAGAAGTCTTTGGGAGAAATTCAAAGATTTGGTTAGGAAATATGGGGCGTTGATGCGCAGGTTAAAGGACATTGATTCCAAATCTGCTGCTATGAAGTCTCTTTCTGCCGCAGATCGTGATGCTATCTCTCAAATGACGCGAGAAGAGGTTCTTGCTGAATTGGAGAAAACCAAAAAAGAGATGGTTGATGTCTTTAATCAATTTGTGAATCGTGGCAACGCCTCCACAAAGCCTAAACGTGAGAAGATGGCCAAGACAGCCCGGAAACGCGCTGAGCAAGGCAAAGAAGTCGAAGCTGGTGTCAAAGACCCGACTCTTGCCAAGGTTGCACGCGCAATCAACGTTGCCCGCAAGAACATCAAAGGCCCGTCTGGCAAGGCAATACAGTGGAAGCAGCTATTCAGCCAGAAAGGCTCCACGGTTGAGCAAGTCCGCAAGAACATCCTCGCCGAGGTGATGGACAATGAAGCCTTCCGCGACATGTCCGATGACCAGAAGAAGATGGTTGCCGATTACTTCGCTGAATCTTGGAACAGCGAGCGCGAGAAGATCATCAATGACATGATTGACAAAAATCGCGACATGCTTGCAAATCAAGACAAGAAGAAAGCTGCAAAAGCACTCAATGACTCGCGCAATCGCATCCTTGAAGCAGTCAATCTTGGCGTTTTCGACAACGACGAGTTGGTTGCCATCCTTGGCGACAAGTTCGGCATCAAGATGAAGTTCACTGAGGCTGAGAAGGCGAAACTACGCGACCTTGCCGAGCAACTTCAGGATGACACACTGAACAAGGCCAAGCGGAACAAGTTGGGACGCGAGTTCCTGATGGAGCTTGAGGCGGCTTCGCAGGTTCCGATGGCTGAGTTGATGGCAAACTTCTGGGTGTCATCGGTTCTGTCTGGCTGGAATACCATCATCTCGATTGGCTTGTCCTTCCTCAACGCCACGGGAATCAATATCGTGGGCATCCATGTGGCGAGGGCGGTTACCGCCTTTGCCAAAGGCGATGTGGCTGGTGCTGTTAAGGCTATCACTACAATGTTCAGCGATTACGCGAGGCATTTGCTGTCTTTCCCATCTGCTATGAATCGCGCTTGGCAGTATCTTTGGACGGGTGACATATCATTCCTTGAGTCTGGTGCTAACGACCCCTTCAAGAAGGTGAACTCGCTCAAAGAGGTTGCTCATTATCAGGTGGTGGCAGACTTGGTAGCTAAAGACCCGAATGCGGTGAAGGCTGTTCTTGGACGCTTCATGCAGTTCATGAGCCGTCTCCTGCAAGCCCTAGACGGCTTCAACGTGATTGTGACGAAGGGTGGCACTCTTCACGCCGCCATGCTCCAATCCAACATCACGCCTGAGCAGATTCGGGACATCACGCTGAAGTCCGACCTCAAGATTTACAAGGATCGTCTTGTTGCCAAAGACCCGTATTTTGGTGGTAAATATCCAACGAATAAACGAGATGAGGCTTACCTCAATTCGCTGGCAGAAGCCGACATGTATGACGAACTATCCAAGCTAGGACTCAAGGTTGAGAACCAAGACTATCTTGCGGCTGAATCGGCAATGACGCTTGACCCGACTGGCGTTGGCGGGCACTTCTACAATCTTGTGCGTTCCTTCGACACGCGCATCATGACTTCGACCAAAGAGCGGTTGAAGCAGGCTGAAGCGGATTGGGCTGTGAAAAAAGACCCGTGGAACGCCATCAACTACGTTGTCTGGAATGCGCTCAACTTCATCGCTGAACAGGGAACGAACATCACGGGCGTCCGATTCGCCCGATTTGCAGGCAACAAGTTCAACCAGTCTGTGAGCTTTATTCCGCTGGCTGGACTCCTTCGACTTTATGAAGCTGACAACGCCAAGCTGGAAAACGCACAGCAGGCTTTCCGTGACTCCATTTGGCGCAATCAGATTGTGGGCGTTGTGGTGACAGCCATTGGTGTTCAACTTATCAGGGCTATCTCAGACGAGCCGGATGACAAGAAGCGCGGTTGGTTCATCAACGGCGGCTGGAATAACCTTACTCCTGCACAGAAGAAGCAGAAGCTCTCTGAAGGCCAGCGCGAATACACCCTTGGATTCGGCGACAAGGTGTTCAACTACCAGAACTGGCTTCCAAGCGCATTGCTGGCTGCTATCGGCAACGTCTCTGACATGATTCGCTATTCGCCCGATGAATGGAAATCAAAGGGATTTGCCAACCAAGTCATCACCGCTGGCGTTTCTGGCGTGCAATCCTCGCTGGAAATCCCCGCCCTTGCTCAGCTTGGGCAGTTGTTCGCCAACGACCTCGCCACCAAAGACCCGGCTGAAAAGGCCATCGGACGCTTGGGACAGGTTTTGGCAGGATGGGCTGGCGGATTCATGCCTCGCTTCCTCAAGGACATTGATTACATGACGGCACCTGACATGCGCCGTTACACCACGTTCTACGAGAAAGTCGCATCGCACATCCCGGTTTACCGACGCTACGTTGGCAACGACTACTACGATATTCTTGGCAACAAGATTCAGAAGAACGCATACCCCGGCAGCCGTGATTTTGGCAAGCTCAAGGACGAGCCTGAATACCAGATGCTTGGCGCTCTGAACGCCCGTGGAATCTGGCTGACACCCGCCAATGCCGAATACCGCATGGTGGGCAAAGGACGCTACCGCCGCCGTTTGACGCAGGAAGAAGCCGACGCTTACAGCCTTGAGACGGGCAAGCTCTACAAGCAGATGATCCTGCGCTACGGCCCTAGAGCCTTGCAAATGCCCGCTGAACGCGCTAAGGACTACATCTCAGACAAGGCAGACGCCATGCGTGATCTTGCCCTCCAAAGAGCAATGAGACGATGAAAGAGCTAATCCGCACCATCGAAATCCCCAAGTTCACCAAAGAGCGACTTCGCGGCATGTTCCCAGATTGCACGGTTGTTGGCGACCCCTACGGCTGGTTCTACAAGGTCGAGGAAACCAAGGTGGTTCTTGTCAGCTACGGCTGGTCGTCGCTCATAGCGGACGTAAAAGCGCATCTGGCTGGCAACGGGATCAAGGAGCCATTGACCATCGAAATCATGATGGCTGACTTTATCTGCCAGTATATCCCCGAATGGTGCGACGAGATTCGGCCTGACCGGGAAGCGAAAGTCTCAGCGTGGAAGATGATGAAGAAGTTCTACAAGGCCGTGGAGGCACGCTGGCATGAAGGACAGGTAAGCCAAGAGGAGGCTGAACGCAGGGCTGCTATTTGCGCCACATGCCCGAAGAACACGGATCAACTCACTGAGTTTTGCATAGGGTGTCATACACGGGATTTGCTGTCAAAGGTGACGGATTTCATGCGGTCAAAGAGGACGAGCAAGGATGCGGAGTTGAAGGTGTGTGCAGCTTGCCATTGCAACCTGCGGCTCAAAGTGCATTTTCCGATTGTGAAGGAGACTGACCCTGACGTGGTGTATGATCCTCGTTGCTGGATGAACGAGGCTTAAGCCTTCCTTTTCGTTCCCTTTTTCACCCCGCGCTTGATGATACCGCATTTGCCGCAGGACTTCTTATCGCCTTGAACAAGGTGCTGGTAGTATGCCGTGGTCAATTCGCCGCAGTCGCAAACGCAGGCCCAGATCGAGTTGCAGTGGGCATTTCGCTCCATGAACTCGACAACTTTAAGGTGTCCGAATCGTTTTCCTAGAAGATTGACCTTGGGGTATGGCATAATAGCTCCTAGCTTACGGGAAATAAGTAGGAGGTCAAGACCTGACTTTGCGGTTCAGATACCACCAAAACGGGCGGGTGAGGAAGTAGCTGAGCGCATTGCAATCCCACAGGACTTTGGGATAGAAGTCAACGCACTCGTATGCCCGGATGCCGTAGAACATCTTCACGCGGCCATTGGTCAGATAGCCTTCGTCCTCGCGCCAAGACTTCCAATCGAGCATCATGGCGATAATTTGCGGGGTGGTGTATTTCATGCGGTTTTTTCAACAATGACTTGGTGATACATGTGGAGAATCTTCAACTCGCGCTCGCAGATGTTGAGGAACATGTCGATTCCCATCTTGGGGCAGTCCAGACGACTGAGTTCGTTCATTCTCCATTGATAATCATCCCATATCATGATGCCGCCCTTTTTGAGCGCATTCCAAGAACGAACGGCATCAAACAAAGCGAACCTCGCCCCGTGATGGCCGTCAATGTAAACAAAATCCCACTTCTTTGCCTCCAAGGAAACATCATCGCTTTTGGCCTTAAACAAGGTGATTTTAGACCTGCAATTTAGAGCATCCACATTATGCCAGAATCGCTCCTCGGTTGATATCAAAAACGGATCAACGCATGTCATGGTTGAGTCTTGATGCGTCAGGATATTCTGAGTGAAAAAGCACGTTGAGCGACCCTCGCAAACGCCGATTTCCAAAGCGTGGGCCTCCTTGCCGGTAAACTTTCCAAGGTGCTTCAGCCATGATGAGTAGTGGTTGCACGCCCAATTATTTGTCCAGATAGGTTCGCTCATATTCTTGATTTGAAGAAGAAAAATGTATTCTTAAACCAAGGGCATGAATCATTTGATGGTATTGATGCCCTGGATTTATCGGTTTCGTCTATCATAATGTCAAAGCCCATATTCTGCATTTGGGCAATGACTTCGTGATTGTCTAAGCAGTTAACGTGACCAAGGCCGTGTTGCCCTCTAATAGCCCATGACAAGGCCACAAATTTGGCACCACGGGTAATTGTAGTCAAAAACACCTCCATGTATTTGGCTGGAATATGCTCCGCAACTTCAAGACTGACCGACATTCTATCGGTGTAGAAACAAACTGGTTCGCATAAATTTATCTCAATAACGGGTGCATTAATATCTTGAGAAACTCCTTCTATTCCAAGCGCTAAAATTCCATTTTCTAAAAATGAGTTGACGTATGATCCATCTCCACAACCATAATCAACAATTGGCAAATTAGGACAATGGAAGTGATGAAATGAGATAATTGAATCTGCCACCGGCTTGCAAAAGCGATGCGCTCTTTCATGTGGAGAAAATATACCAAATGAATCAGGCATTTACTTTTGACGCCCCCTCTCTTAGCCATTGTAACTTGTTTTTTTGTTCCGCCGCATGAAGGGCTATGGTCTTATGAGAGATATTTTGATTGCCACACCAATTCAGATAGTTGGACATTCTGGCAACCATAATTCCCAATTCTCTAGCTGAACGATTCAAAAAGACCTCAGCATGATTTGGAACATCTTTTCCAAAATGTTCATCCATGTAAATGATGGCCATCTGAACGCATTGTCTTATTCTTTCGGAACCCATATCCAAAGACACCAAGGAGAGATTAAATGTGTCTCTTGTCTTGAAATCTAGACCCTTGAATTTCCCACCTAAAACAGCATCGGCTGGAGCATGTTCATTCAATGAACCAATTATCACATCGCCAGAAATTACTGGTAATGTATATGGCCTCACAAACCATAAATCAGCATCCATCATCCATACGGGCCTATCAAATTTTAACAAAGATGTAAATCTTGCCCTAATAACATCTTTAGGATCAAAAGATTCACTTATCACAGATAGGGGGCCGCAAAATCGGCTTACTCTATCAGAAGCTTCTTGTGCTATGATGGGCCACGATCCATGAATTGAATGAATAATCGAAATTAGAGGTTTCATCGCATGTCAAAAATACGAGCGGTTTCAAATTGATAGGCTTCTGCGCAGACAATCAGGTTGTCTTGCTTGAAGACTTGCTCCTGAACTTGTAGCGCCTGCAACTTGTCCTCGCGTTTGTATCCAGCCGCATGAAGGCCAATGATGTCTCGCGGAATATAAGGCACCTGCCCCCAGACTGAAGCCTTGTGATAGTAATTGAACTTCAATGGCACCAGATTCAAGCCAACCCCAAGCTCCTGCACGGCATAGTTCAGGTAGAACTGATCCGTCACATCCACAGGCTTCGGAAACTTCTTCCGCTGAACCTTGGCGTGAATCTGCCGAGCACGCTGGAACACCTTGCGATGCATCGGATTGCGCAGGTCGCAGATGAAGAAGCCGCTGTTGAAATAGCGCAGCTTGTCCAGCTTGTATAGTCCGCAGTCCGTGCTTGGAAACGCATGAGGATTGAAGACAGCGGAATCGTGGGTTGCATACCAATGCGGCGCATCCCATGCGTCAAACTTCACTGGACGAAGGAGCCAAAAATCCACATCGAAGAACACCACCCTCTGCTTTCCGCAATAACGGTCTAGCTCCATCTTGGCGGTAAATCCTTCAGCATCCTTGACGCGAATCACCTGCACGGGCAAGCCTGAGTGCTTTTTGAAGCGTTTAACGGCTTCTTTCTCAAGATGCTTGTAGGACGGCGTGACGACGGTGACTGCGATCATGTCTGACAACCTTACGGTTATCTTGCGAGCAAATCAAGCAGGAACGTATGTGAAGCTCTGAACAGTCACCCGCTTTGATGGAAGGGTGCCGATTACCGTGGTGTTTCCATCCCGGCTGACATCCACTCCAACGCCTGCATATCCCCACGTCCACGGGCGCATGGCAAACGGGCTATTGGCAGGCTTGAAGTCTCCTTGGACAGTCGTAATCATCGGATGATGGCTTCTGGTGTCGGCGGCGGAAAGATTTGAACGGATTCACGCAGCCACAAGCCGTTGACCTGCTGCTGCCTGTCCTCGATGTAGAAATCAGCCCAATCGGTGAAATTCGTGGCAGGGAAAATCTGGCCGTTCAGCGACCTGTCCAGCGGAGGATTTACGATGCCAGCGCCATAGACGATTTGAGCACCCGGCACCAGTTCACGGAATCTGGCCGTGTCATGCAGGCACCTCTCAAAATTGATATTCAGGCCGATAAAGTCAGCGTTGATGTCAGTCGGAACGGGCTGCTCATGCTCCAAGGCACCATCGGGCCAAGGAACTTCGGACAGGTATTGCCGAACGATGATCCTGCTGTTGTAGCTGACGGCAGGGCGGAACTTGTATTTTGGGATGTAGCGCGGCGTTGAGGTGACGCTGGTGCCGTTGTTGATATACTGCGCCACGGTGGAACTAACAATGTACAGGTCTTCCAGCACCGAGGGCCAAGTGTATTGTCGATTATCCCGATAGACAGAGAAGGGTGTATTGCGCTCGTCCGTAGTCCTTGCCTTACCAAAGAAGAACGTGACGTAATCCGCGCCACTTTTCTCACATTTGAGATAGACGTAGTTGGCGAACCCATCTGCTACACGCTCTTGATTTACGGCCCATAGGAACTCGGCATAGGTTGTGGCCGTTCCGCCAGTTCTGAACGCCGTCTGCGCAGAAACAAGCGTGCTACCGGGCTTAAGCAGCAGCCCCGTGTTGATCTTGCGGTCAGGAACCCGCACAGAGAAAGAAAACTCCTCTGGATTCGGTGTTGGAAGTATCTGGAAGTCAGAGGCCATTATTGCGTTGGAGCATTGTCGGCGATAACATCACCTGCCTGATATTCGGCGTAGAGGTAGCGAGGTGCGACAGAGGCACCACGGTCAAAAATCCAGAAAGTGCGGTTTACGAGGGTCTGGCGGAGGGGGTAATGCCCAACGTCGTCAGAAACCGTGGCTTTAGGGGTGCCTTCAAGGTAGCCGTCAAAACCAACGCCACTTGTCACCAGCGAGCCAGTGATAGCCGCATTCGGGTCTGCGTAGATGCCAAAACCCTGTGGAGCGCCAAGAGTAGCGTTGTAGGAGCTTCCGCCGCTTGATCCTGCCGAGACAGCGCCCTGAACCCCAAGGCCCGTAAAAACGTCCCTAAACTCGCTAGACCACACGCGGAACTGAGGGTTGACCACGATTGCCGATCCAGCCGTGATATTGCTGCCAAGAGCGATTGCCGTGCCACCTTCTGTTGTAGCCAGCTTGCAGGTTGCCCCGCTGGAATTGATGGCGAAATAGGCCACCCCGGTAGAAAGGCTGGAACCGCCCGTCAAGCTGGTGAAAATCACCTGCATCCCGTCTGCCATCGTAGAACCCGTGATGGTGACTACGCCGGTAGCAGAAACGCCCGTGACAGCCGCGTAAGCCGTTCTCAATCCTGAGAGAACGACTTCGGTGACGGCTGAGTATTTGACGGAACGGGGATTGGCTGTTCGCCGAATGAGATAAACGTCTTGCGCCATAAAATGTGGGTTTGCTGAGAATATCACTTGCAAGGGCGGGCGCAAGGGAATAAGATTTGTCCAGCTTGAAAGAGCATGCTTTGGGTGGCACCGAAGCAATTCGGCAATCCCAAAGTAGAAAGCCCCGCCTCCATGCCACCCGGAAGCGGGGCTTTTTCATGTTCCTGAACCATCTGTCCACCGGAAACGCTGAGATAAGTTCTTGAGCCAAAGCAGGACAGCCCTGCGCCTTTCCAAGCATTAAATAGCTTGGCGTGTAGCAGCAGGAGATCGTATTGACGGGCCTGTGTGTGAAGGAGCGGAGCTAGTTCTGACCGGGCTAGCTTAATGAAGTCCGAAAGGAGTCTGCCAGAATCCACGAAAGAAGATAAGCGTAGGCAAGCTGTCCGCTGCGCGAGCTGGAGCCGATAATATCGGTGTGTTGATGGGGCGTCGATTCCCAATTGAAAGAATCGTATCTCTGCACACAGACCCTTTTGCTAAGGGTCTGTGTGTGCATCCAAAACGCCGAGAAACCCATTGAAAGTAGCTTTATGAAGAACTTTACCCTAAACGCCATGAGTAGCGAATCACTCGAAAAACTGCTGAAATCTGAAAGCGAGCTTATGAGAAAGATGGCGGCAAAGATTTTGAGCCAACGCAAAGTGATTGTTGAGGCTGATGGTTTTGGCAAAAGAAGCAACCTACCAAGAATGGATTCGCATCAGCACGCCGGAAAATGAGATTCTGTGATGCTTGTTGACTGATGGCTGTAATAAGCGTAAGGTTAAAACCATGACCATCGCATTTGACATCGACGGAACCATTTCGCTAGACCCTGACACGTTTTACAGGGTGATTCGTGAGTTCCGCATGGCTGGATGGACAACCATTATTGTCACTGGCGCTGAGCAGCCGCCTGAAAAGTTGAAGAGGCTCAAAATTGATAGCGACGATCTTCCTATTATTGTCTCGGCAGGAATGTTCAAAGAACAATCTGCACGCAAAGCTGGCTACAAGGTGGACGTTTGGGTGGATGATATGCCGGGGGTGATTCAGGAAACATTGATCCTGAAAGACGGCGTTGACTCTGAGTTGTAATAAGCGTAAACTTTCCTCACCATGCAATACTTGACCGAAATCACCGAAAAAATCACCGCAGCAGCCGACTTTGCGGCGCAAGAACACAAAGCCGACGTGAAGCAGATGCTCATGTCCAGCGCGGTGTTTAGCGCCGGGATGCTGTTTGCCAATTACTCATTCGATCCCAAAGTGCTTGAGGAGGCAATTTCGGCCCATGAAAACACGGTGCGCAATGTTGTGGCGAGCATGGTCAAGAGCCAGATGCCTGCGGGATGAGAGAACTCTGCCCCAAGTGCCATAAAGCAGGTCGCAGCCTTTGGGAAGGCCACTGCCTTTGCACGGGCGATGTGCTGCTGCCTACTGAGTTCCATTCATGGAGCATCAAGAACCGGGTGCCGTTTAATGTGCCGCAGGAGGCAAGAGAGGTGCCGAAAATTGTTCCGGCGAAAATAACGCTGGTGTTTGGTGAAACGATTAAAAAGAAATGAGCAGACCACTTGCACCCAAAGGCGGCAATGACCGCGTTTATACCCCGCCTGAACTGGCTCGTCAGATTGTGGCGCATTTCAATCCGAGTGGCATGCTGCTAGACCCTTGCAAGGGAAGGGGAGCGTTCAGTGACGCAATGCTACCTTATGCTACAAACGGGTTCGTGGAGTGGTATGAGATCGACGTTGGGCTGGATTTTCTTAATTCTTGTCAAGAGCCTGTCTGCTGGACAATCACCAACCCACCGTGGTCAAAGCTCCGCGCCTTTCTCAAGAAGTCCATGGAGTGCTCCGATAACGTCGTGTTTCTCTGCTTGGTGAACGCCTTCTTCATGAAAGCCCGTCTTCGGGACATGGAGGAGGCGGGGTTTGGCATACGCGAAATACTTTTTGTTCCGACACCTCCGAAACCTTGGCCTCAGACTGGATTTAGTCTAGGGGCTGTTCATATCCAACGAGGCTGGACAGGGGATTGCAAAATGACTACGTTGTAAACCGCTTCTGCCACTCAGCCAAGACTTGAGTGAGCGGCAATCCCTCGCCATCCCAATGCTCACACTTGCAGTTGCCTTTGGTTTCCACAACAAGGCACCCCGGTTCGTAAAAGACGCGAGGGTTGTTGCCATGAACGCACTTTGCGGTGGCCTCGAAGTGATTGACGATCTTTTCCCAGTCGGTCATATCGTGAATCGAATGCGGCTGCGAATCTTTGAAATGTGACGGGTTTTAGCCAGAACAGCACCACCTTCACGGCTTCCTGCGCCGTCTGTATTCCCCTCACACGTCCTCACATTGCCATTCTTGTCTGGCGCAGACGTAGCGATACCGATATGGCTAAAGGTGAAGATCACAATGTCACCAGACTGAATGTCTCCGCGATGAGGCTTTTTGGTGTTGGTGCTGTTGTCCTGATCCTTACTCCAGTTTTCAAAATCCCACGCGCCAGCCGTGCGAGGACGCTTGAACGTCTTGGTTTCCTTGATGCCGGTCATGGTCAGGGCTTCACGAACGCACCAACAGACAAACGCCGCGCACCAAGGCCAGCCTTTATTGGCAGGAAGCCAAGTGGCAGCTTTGTATTCGTTCACGCGAGGGCCGCAATTTGACCCGTTGATTTCAGTGACTCCAATTTCCTTTTTGGCGATTTCTACGATTGCTTCTGAGAGTTTCATATCTTGGATGAGTTGATGATTACAAGCCCCCAAATGAGTAGCAGGATGGCTATAAATGTCAGGGCGGAAATTTGCAATGCGGAGAACTCCTCGATCACGGCTGACTGTCCTCCTCGATCATTCTGGCGTTGTGCTTGTGGAGGAACTTTGACAAGTCTCTGGATAATTTGTCCACAACCTCTTCTGGAAGCGCCCATTCCCATTCGTGCAGGAACTCATGGATGAGAATGCACAGGTGATGCCTTCCACGAAGGCGCTCATCTATCTCGATCTTTCCATTACCGTGCGCAAGCCCAAGCGCCTTGTGACGCCCGAGCTTGCGCTTTAGAACGGTGATGGACTCGGCTTTCACAGGGTTGCGCGAACGGCTGCTACCATTGCCTTTGTGGCACCACGGAAGTTCTTCGCAATATCAGCATCCGAGTGCTTTGGATTGCGACGAATGGAGGCCGCGATCTTGGCGTTCAAATCGTTTGTTGGCGCTGGCGAGTTTTCGTCAACCCGCTGACGATAGCATCGAATCCTGACTGTCAGCCTTCTCTTGGCGTCCCACACGGGAAACTCTTGGCTTTCAAACGCTCCTGATGCGATGCCGCTTTTGAGCAGGTCGTGAACCCGGTCTGGAGAGCATTGAAGCTCTTGTGCTATCTTCTCTTTGGAATCCCATCCAGCAGGGATTTTGTATTTGTCCTGATTGATCTTGTCGATTGCTTTTTGCCAGTTCATGTGTGTTTGCTTTGGTTTTAGACAAAGATCGGGAACGTGATTGTTCTGCCGTATCGTTTGTCGAAAATGAAGCCCGTTTGCGACGGAGGCTCATAGGGAGCTTTGATGACAACCGAATAAGCGTTGTAGCCAATGAGCGAATTATGAACTCCTATGCCATTAACGTTATAGGTGTGAGGGCCGGAGACTTGTAAATCAAATACATCCTCAACGTCATTGACTCTGCCGCGATAGTCCAATCTAACAAATCGCATTCCATCAACCCACGCAACGTCTTGCCCCTTCACAAAGCTAATATGGTAAGACTCACATTCCCCCTTGGGGCCTCCTTTGGGTCGTTTATGCCTTAAATACAAAGCCGTTTCATATTTTGTGCCAACAGACATCCATTGCAAAGCCCACGCTAACTGCTTAGAAGCAGTTGTTCCGCCTTTTAAATGTCCTTTGTGACCGTCTCCTTCATACCATCCATCAATAACAGCCTCTCGACATTCCTTGGTTAAGTCAAAGAAGAACGATGGAACATTTTTACAATAGCAAGTATGTCCAAAAAGATTCCTCCATTCAAGAGCTATTTCTTTGCCATGGTATTCCAGACCCGATCCTGTTTTAGCTGGATTTGTAAAAATGCGACCGCTTTTATTCCACAACTTGTCTAAAATGGACTTTGCTCTTTCTAAAGTTGGAACTTCTTTTAGATGCATAGAAAAATTGATCTTATTTACACGCTTGTCTTTTCCTGCATCAATTGTGGCATGACCTTCTGCCAAAAACAAACCCATTGCCCAAAGAACATCTTTATCATACTCCAAAGTGCCTTGCAATTGTGGAGTTAACACCCAATCACCCTCGGAAAGATATTCAGCCGCAATCCATTTTGGTTTTTCTAACTTTGGAAATGTGTGACACCTACTTAGCCTTTCTCTCCTCAAGGACTCCCCCTTAATTGCAAAAATCTCATGATTTGGCGTGCATCGCACAAAATGAGGCAGTCCTTTTGCCCTAAATTCAATCAGGCCCTCAGTTGATTTACGGGTAGTTGTGTTTTCAACTTCCTGAATCGACCCATCATGGGCAAAAACTTTGTCGCCAACTTGAATAGTTCTGATTTCCTTAAAACCAAAAGGTGTCATTACGCGAGCGTCGCCAGTAAAACACCCGTTACAAATCCACTTGGGGTTTTGCTGCGATTGATGCCAGTGACCAAAAATGTCGAGGTCTGCGGGAACGCCTTTGTTCCAAGACGCGATGGCCTTTTCCACGGGGATTGTCAGTCCACCGATGCCACCTTGATACTGCAAGCCGTCGCCGTGGTGAATGCGCAGAGTCTTGCCGTAGAGGTCGAGAAGAAGGTGATAACCATCTGACACATGCCATTCAGCCTTGCTTCCAAGATGCTTCGCCATCGTCTTGTAGAGCATCCACTCGTAGGAATTTGCCGCACCTGTGGCATGGCGAGGTTTGCGGGTGTTGCGACCATGATTTCCGTACACACAGGGAATCACCACTTCGCCAAAGTGCTTCGACAGCAATTCAACTCCGCTGGCGATTTGATCTTGAAGCCACAACACCGTCTGCGTTGGCGATAGAGCGTTGTTCTCCATCAACTCCTCATGGATATAGCCCGTCATCAAGTCGCCGCCCAAAACAAGAACTAGGCGGTCAATTTTGGCACCGTGACGCTGGATTTGAGCCATGCGGACAATCGAGTTCCAGAAGCGGTTGATGCGCTGTTCGGCAATGTCGAGATTGAACTCGTTGAGGTTGTTGATGGTCTTGCCTTCAACCGTCTCCTCCACATGCCAGTCTGAAGCGACTGCAACGAACGTGGCCTCCGCGTCCATTTCTTTTGCAGCTTTGATCTTGGATACCGTTGGCTTTTCACCACTGATGCCAAGGGCGATGTTTAACTGGTGATCTTTTTCGGAGATGACAGAAAGAAGATTCTTCCTCTCGGCTTCAAAGTCAGAAACAGTCTTTTTGTGTCGGATTTCCTGACTCTCGTGAACGGCAGTTGACCAGTTTTTCATCGTATGAGTTCCTTGGGGTAACCCAACTGTAAGCTACCTAAAGGCGGTTTATCAAGTAAAAAATACTCATGACCACCGCAACGCATGCAGCTATGCCGATGATTCCTAGTATAAATCCCGTCATGGTGATATGTTTTTTGGTGCTTTTGCAGAAGAAAGATTCCTACGCAGTCCGTAGGCTATGGAAGCGATTTCTGGCTGTCCTGCAACGGTTGCCACAGTGCCATAGATGGCTAGACGCTCATCGCGTGACAGGCCAGCAATGTCGTTAGCGCAAGAGGCGAGCATCATAGCGACCACTGCCACAGCATTGCGCCATGCCAGCCAGCCGCCGATTCGCAAGGCAAACCAGCGGATGTTTGCACGCCACACGGGAGTGCCTTTAGCTAGGAGCATCTCACGGTAAACGGCATCGGCTTGCTCACGGGTGACAGGAACGAATGCGCCGTCATCAGCCTGATAGCCGTGGTTCTGATACAACCAGTCATGGACGCACGCGCCACGTTTGGACATGCCAAATGGACGGACAATGCCTTGCAGCGGGCCGGGGATGGATTCGTCAAACTCGAAGCCTTCTGGCACGGTGAACTCGGCATCAAGCTCATCGCTATACACACGAAAAGGAGACAGTAGCTTCAAGCGAGATACCTCACGATCACCAGAAATGTCCTTGGCTTCAAATGGAGTGAGAAATTCGGCTTTTCGGCTCATAACAGGGAAAAGTAGATGTTTTGCGGGCATTCGCACCAACGCCTCGCCGTAGGATCATAGAAATCAATTCCTTGTCCAGAAACAATCCAGACATAAACGTGGCGTTCGGAATCTTGGAATCTGCCGGGAGGGTCTGCAAACACGATGCCTATGGCAATCTGACAGCCCTCATTCGCGGCTTTTCGTTGAGCAGCTTCGATTAAACTGTGGGCCTGATTTTCGCATTCCCAGACATCCTTGACCCAAGGTGCGTAGCTCTTTGCACTGGCATCCTCCACATCCTTGACCGTCGCCAAGGCCATTGCGCTCTTTGTCCAATACGATTTGAAGTTGCTTTGCTTGTTCTCAGCAATCCGTTTGTCCAAAAGCATCCTCACCGTCTCCACATCGAGCTTCCGACGTGGAACAGGCGGCTGCTTTTTGCGGAACGGCCAGATCATTTTAGTGCCAGAACTGCCTTGAGAATTTCAATGATGGAGTCTCTTCCGAAGACGATTGAAGCGAGTCCTCCCAACATGAGGGCGTCTTTGGGGTGTTTTCTACACCAGTCAAGCCAGTTTGACGGCTGCTCAACTGCGGTTGTTCCGACAACGGGGTATTTGATTGGGTGGGCAACAACGAAATAGCAGACAAAACGCTTTCCGTCTCGGATTGCTCTGACGTGAAGATTGACCCATACGATTTCTCCTGACTTGGTGATGTATCGCTTGGTAACGGTATAGACCTCGGTTTCAAGATCGGTTTTAAGGCTTTCGGCTCCAGATTCGTCGCCAGCGAGGTCGTCCGGGTGAGTAAATGACTTCCACGTTCTTGATGCAAGCTCACCTCGGCTGTAACCAACAAGACGGCAATACGCATCGTTAGGTCTAAACACCCGATGCTCAGGAGACACAAGAGCCATCGGCGTAGGCGATTCGGTGAAGAGTGCTCTAACCCAATCGTCATCAAGTTCATCGAATGTTTGCATGTCATGTCGTTTCGGCGTCCAGCCGTGGTGAGGTTACTGCAAGTAAGGAAGCAGAGGCTCCAAATCAGGAAGCGTTTCCTGGGCTTCAAACTCAGCGAGCGACAGGGTGCCAAGGTCGCCGACATCACAGGTGGATTGATTGATCTCGGTGATTTGTTTCACCACCTCCGCAAAGGCTGGATGATCGGGCGGCACACGACCGCCGTGGGCGGCGATGACGGCGTTCACGGCTTCCTCGCACGCGGTCACATGCGGTGTGAGCTTGCTCTTCATCCGGGCAATCGCGAGGCAGGTTTTGCCGCTGAACGACAAACGAACTTCTGTGGGCTTACCCTCCTTGGAAATGGTGATGGGCTTCGACAGTTCGGCGAGTGTGGCGTAGAGGCGGTTGGCTTGGAGGTTGGTCATAAGGTCAGGCTAACTGCGTTTCAGCATAGTTGAAAATGTCCGATTGAGTGGCCGCATCGGCGGTCTTGATGCGCTCGTAGAGGCTGCGCACATAGGTATCGCGTGCAGTCGCCGCATAAGAGTCCGCCGCCGCGCTGACAAGTTGCGTGGCGATCTCCTCGGCGGTGGTCGGGATGGCATTCGGCACCGCATTGCGGCGGGTGGCTTCGGCTTCGAGCGAAGCAAGGCGTTCGGGTGTCAGGGTGATGTTCATGATGTTTAGCTTTAGGTTCCGATGGCTGGCGTGCCCGCGTTGTTCCAAAGAATGCCGGGGCCGGGATTGCTGGTGGGCAGGCTGGAAATGTGCAGCACATTGCCGCTGGCTCCGGTTCCCGCGCCTTCGGCTGTAATAGAAAACACGCCTGCCGTGGTGCTGCCGATGGCAAGACGGCGATAATTGCTGGCGTCGGTGTAGGTGCCGTAGATACGCCCTGTCTGCGCGTTGGTCCCGTTGCGCCAGGCGTGGGTGTTTGCGGCCTCCCTAGTCAAAGATAAATCTGTCGTGCCAGAGAGGGCGGCATTGGAACTTGAAACCCAATCAAGCGAGTAATTGGAGCTTAGCTTGAGAGCACTTGCCAACACCAACCCAACGCCAACGCCACCAGAGCCACCTAGACCAACGTTCCCGGACCAAGATTGCAATAAGAGATTGTTGGATGAGTCTGAACCAATCCTTGAGTAAACGGTACCTCCAGTGCCATAAAAGTCCAAATGTGGCGGCGAGGCACCGTTGTCAACAAGCCGCAAGAAATCTGCAAACGCACCTGCATTGACGCTTCTTTGCAGACGCCAATCTACTCGCGGTCCTGACGTTCCTTGAATGGGCAGCACGTTGGCGCGAACACAAACGGCTTGGCTGGCAGCGGTTGCATCTGTTTTCCATCCTTGGCCTTCCCACACAAGGGATGGAGACGCCTGCTGTGCGCCAGCCGCAGCGGCGGTGGAATTGATAAGCGAAAAACCTGCAATTGGAGTGGTGCCAAGCCCTGTCAAGGTCAGCGTGTTTGCGGCGGTGTATGCATTCGGTGTTCCCAGCAGCGCCGCCGTGCCCGTGGCCGGGACGGTCAGGGTAAAGCCACCGAGGGCGATGGTGCCGCTGCCGGTGGTAGTGAAGTTGCCTCCAAGGGTCAGGTTGCCGCTCAGATCAAGCGTCCGGTTGGCGTTGTTGGTCTTGAGCGATAGAACCCGTGGTGAGGAAAGAACCTCGTTGACTTGGAAAAACAAGCCATACCCGCTGGCGTCGGCGTTAGCCAAACCGAACGAAGTCAGGCCGGTTACGGAGCCGCCAGTGATCGCAGCCGCAGCGTTGTTGGTCTTGAGGTTGAGCGCCGTCTGAAGGTCGGTCTGATTGCTCAGGGTTCCGGTAATGGAACCCCATGCGGTGCTGCCACCGCTTCCGCTAGAAGTGGCTTGATAAATGCCGTAGAGAAGCGTCTGAACGCTAACTGGCGGCGGTGTATTAAGTGTTTGGAGTTGTCCAGACATGGCGTTAGGATTGTAGCTCGCCCTGTGCTGCTTTTAAGGCAGCGTAAATCAATGTTTGAACGCTGACATTGGGCGGTGGAACTGTCAACGGATTATAGGAAATTGCGCCGGGATGATTACGGTTGACGAACGCCACCCGAATTGCGTTCCAGAGAGTCTGGATGCTAACAGGTGGCGGAACGTTTAGTGTCTGTAGTTGACCGGGCATGGCTTAGAATAGACCGGCTTTTTGAGCGCGCATCATCATTTCTTCGGGGCCGGTCATACCTTCCTCGTTCTTGGCAGGCTTCTTTTTGCCGCCAACCTCGATTTCGATTTCTGGGCCTTCAGATTCCTCTTCCATTTCCATCTCAGGCTCTTCGTAGCCCTCAATAGGAGAACCATCGACTTCCATCAACGTGAGATTTCCAGCTTCGTCAGCCACGAATGTTCCGACAGCCTGAAAAGGTTGTCCGGGCGTTGCATCAGTAGGCATTTCCCAGCCTTCAGGGGTTTTGAAACTTGGCATAGTGGTAAGTAAGAAGGGCGGGGCCAGCAGTTGATGCCGACCCCGCCCGGGTAGAGGTTAGACCGTTCGGGATTAGGAGCAGGCGGTGTTCACCGTCCAGCTAAGCGGGCAACGTTTGAAGCGAATAACCGCACCGTATTCAGGGATACCCGGCTGCGCACCGTAGCCGAGCTTGCCACGGAAGTAGCCGATGTTCTCGTCAGGGTTGCACTCAAGGTCATACTTGTTGATCCAGCGGAAATTACCGAGGTAATCCTGCGGAGCGAACTTGAGGTCGCCAGCCTGAAGGGCAGAACCCGGAATGGCGAACTTGACCACCTGATTAGAGGCGATGAAGAGGTCTTCGTAACCAGCGGTGTAGTAGTCAGGATTGACTTCCGCAGCTTCACCAGCCGAGGAGGCCGGAAGGAAGAAGGGAACACGCACCCAAGCACCGCCAACAAGGTTCCAGCGAGGAGCCTGAATGTCGATCATGTGCTTGAAGCCCTCAAGGTTCACGAAGGAACCGCGAGGCCCAAGGAGCTTGTCGCTGCTATTCGACCAGCGGATGTTGTTCAGGCTCGTCTCGTTGTTCACAAGAGTGGCCTGAGCTTCACGGCTGAGGATCAGCGGCAGAACCGGCTGCCCATACTGGTTGGTGCCAAGACCGTTGCCCTGATGAGCGCCGTCAGCCACAAGGCGATCATACCAGTAGTCAAGGACTTCACGGTTGATGGTGCCGATGGTGCCGGTGCCGAAGCTGGAGCTAGAGGTCGTCATGGACGAGTCAAGCACAGCCTTGTTGGAGCAAACGCTGGTGAACTCGTCACGGCGCTGGTTAGCCCAAGCGTAGCGAGCGTTGTTCTGCAAGTTGCGCAGAATGTGCGAACCCTGCTGAACGATTTCGTAGGCCATACGACCGTCTTCCATGCAGATTTTCTCAGACTGAACCGCAGCCAGCTTGAGAGCCATCGTGCGGCGTGTGTAAGCCTGATAGACCGTGACAGTCGTAGGAGTGCAGGAACCGCCAGCATCGCCTTCACCGCCATCGTTGAAGCCAACGGTGTCAAAGGTGATTGCGTTGGTAAGCGGGGTGCTACGTTCAAAAACCAAAAAATTAGGCGTTGAACCCATGCCATCAGGCCAGCGCGTCTTAGGGACAATGGTATTGTCGTCCCAAGGCGTTGTCACCCAGTTACGGTAGGAAGGATCATTACTGATGCGGTTAGCTTCGCTTACGAAGAAGTTGTTGATATTATCACACGCGGCCATAGTGGTTTGCCCTAAGGGCGGAAGAAGATTGAGTAGAACTTTATTTGACCAGTTTTGGTTCCAGCACGCCACAGTGGCATGAGGAAAAACAGGTCATGTTCTAATCCCGAGCGAAAGATTAGGATGTTTTGCTCTTATCGCACGTTCCGTCCGGTGAGCATTCCGAAGCCGTGTTACATACGGATTTTACACTCGTTGCCAGTGACTTTGCACAAGTTGTTCCAAAGCGCAAGGAAATTTTCTGGCAAATTATCACTTTTCTTCAAATTCTCACTTCCCCACATTAGCTGCGGATTTCCACTTGTAATTTCTGGCAAGTAAACCACGCTGCCCCTATGGACTCCCTCATCACTCAGTATCGCGCCCTTCAGTTTCTCGCCCATCGTGCTCACAACATGGTCAAAGGCCCGACGTTCTTCGAGGATCATGAGTTCCTTGGCGAGCTTTACCCGGCTTACGAAGCAGCTTACGACTCACTTGTTGAGCGTGTCATTGGACTCGGCAGCGAAAAGCTCTCCATCACCAAAATCAACCGTGTGGCGGCAGACATGTCAGCGGTAGCCCCTGATGAAACAAAAGCAGAAACCTTCTTCCGCATCATTCTCAAAGGTGAGAAAGACCTCTGTGGCCTGATTGACAAGGCGATGGCAAAAGCGTCCAACGGCACACAAGACTTGCTGCAAGGGCTTTGCAATGCCAGCGAGGCTAGGCAGTACCAGTTGAAGCAGCGTCTCGGTTGATTTTCGCTTGCCGGGTTCATTCTAATGCCGTAAGGTTTCTCATGGCAAAGAAATCACCATCACTATCGGTAGGCCGAGGCGAGAAACTTCCTGTCTCTAAGGGGGCGGGTTTGACCGCCAAGGGCCGTGCAAAATACAACGCTGCCACGGGTAGCAATCTCAAAGCACCAGCGCCGCATCCCAAGACTGAAGCTGACGCAGCACGCAAAAAGTCGTTCTGCGCACGTTCACAAGGATGGACTGGCGAACGCGGTAAAGCTGCTCGTAAGCGTTGGGCTTGCTGAACAAATCATGCCGGAGTCGAAAGTGCGAACCCCTTCAAGTTAGCCTTCTTGTGGTGTAGTAGTAACATAACCGGGGCGGAAGATAAAAAGGCAATTTTAACCGGCCATGTTCCAAGGTTGGCGAGTTGGACTCCAAATCCGATTGGTAAGGTTCGATTCCTTAGCCGGTTGCCACTTTCCCTTAACTCTTATGACAAAACTACAACAAGAACTGCAACGCCTTCAAAAACTCACGAATGAGTTCCACAAGAACGTCTCTCAAATCACAGAGAAATACAAAACTGCGAGGTCTGGCTATGTCAATCGCATTGGCATGGAACTCAAAAAGTTTCGCGTGGAGAGGCGAATGAAGCAGCGTGAGCTTGCCTCGCAAATTGGCATCAACAGCGCATTTCTCTCGTTTATCGAGAACGGCGACTCTTGCGCCTCCACAAGCGATAATGTCATTGCTCAAATCGCGGAATGGGTGTCTAAAAACCAATCTTGATGAAAATAATCTCTCTCTGCCACGCAACAAAACGTCCTCATGTAGCCAAAAAGTGTCACGAATTGTGGCGCAGTATGGCGAAAAACCCTGAGCGTGTCGAGATTGTTCTTGGCATTGATCTTGGTGACGAGGCTTTGTTTGAGGACTTCAAACGCCCCACGTTCATAGGCAGGGAGAACTCATGTGTTGCTGCGTGGAATGCCGCCGCTGCTGGCTGCAAGGGAGATATTCTCATCGGCCTAGACGACGATTGGGAGCCAGTTCCAGATTGGGATGAAATTGTGGAAACCCGTCTTGGCGACAACGACGTTTTGCGCATTGGCGACTTGCACCGCAAAGACGACTTGATCTGCCATGCCATCGTTTCCCGCGATTGGTATGAGACGGTTGGCTACCTCTATCACCCCCTGTTCAAATCCGTTTACTGCGACAACTTCTTTACCCAACAAGCTATCCGACATGCCAACATTGCTGACGCGACTGACATCCAGTTCATCCACAAAAACCCAAGTCAAAACTACGGCACCGAAGATGAGGTCGCTCGCAATAGCAATTCGCCTGCGCGTTATGAGCATGGCCGAATGGTTTTTGACTCACTGATGGGGCCGGAACATGCAATCTTGGCGTTTACCTGCGCTGGCAGGCCGATGTATCTGCAAGAGTCTTTGGAAAGCTGGCTGAAAAACGATTTGTCGCTGGTGAAAAGCGTTCAGTTCTTTGTGGAGCCGACGAATCAACGTGATTTGATCCTTGCCATCATTGATGATTTCGCGCTCAAATGCCCGGTTCCTGTGATCGTTCACAAGAACAAGGAGGTCTTGGGCGTGCTAAAGAATCCGTGGCACCTGTTTGAAAATTGCTTCAGCGAGCAAATGGCAAGCCGCGTTATTCTTGGCGAGGACGATTTTGTGGTTGCTCCTGACACGCTGAGATTCCTGCTGTCCATGACGACTCACATGGACAACAAAACTATGGCTGTTTGCGCCAAGTGGGTTGGAAAGAATGCAGACCACAATCCTGAGACATGGCACCGTAGCACGGAGTTCACGGGCAACATTTGGATGATGCCACGACACATCTGGAAGGATTATGTGCGTGACACTTGGGACTTCGACTATTCCAGTGGCAATGCAGATGGAACATCCTGTGTACCGTATAGCACCACCATTCTCACCAAAAATGGGTGGACTTCAGTGAAAGATTTAAGAGTTGGAGACGAAACCATTGGATTTAATCGTAAGACCCAAAAGGCTGAGTGGACTCTTATTGAAGATATAGTTGAGCACGGATACGCAGCCCTATATTCATTTGGAACCAAGGGTCTTCAATTTACATCAACATCAGACCATCGTTGGATAGTGTCAAACGGGTCCGATATTGACATGATTCATACATGCAATCTATCTCATTCCCATAAAATACTTACATCAGCAGCCTTGGAAAATACTTCAAGCCTAAACTGTTCCGTGGATGAAGCTGCTGTTTTGGGCTGGATTGCTGGAGATGGATCGTTTCTAATTCTAGAAAAAGGCGCATTAAATGCAAAAGTGAATCAAAAGAAAAAGCAAAACATTATAATTCTTGATGACCTTTTTTCACGCATACCTCACACTAGAAAAGTGTATAAAGATGTTGTTCAATGGCGACTCCCAACGTCTTACGCAAGAGATTTATTGTCTCGTGTTGGGAACCCAAAGAAAGACGCCTTCTCGCAAGTATTGAAAATGAATACAGCGCAAAGGGAGGCGTGGCTTAACGCAATGCTTTTGGCCGAGGGTAGCCAACACGGTTCAAGTTACCGTATATATCAAAATAGGGGCTGCATTGAAGAAGCTACTCGTTTTGCCATTTTTGCCTCTGGCAGAAGGCCTCAAACGCACATTCTTACTGGCAAACCGCAATGGAAGGAGTGTGTAGCCATCAATAGTTCAAAGCCTATTGTTAGCAGAGGCGAGAAAATTTTTGTTGGTTCAGCGCCCGTTTGGTGTGTTAAAACTAAACTTGGAACTTGGACGGCTAGGCAAGGCGATCAGGTGTTTTTAACAGGAAATTCGGGATGGGATCACAACATCGGCCTTCGCGTCATTCCTCGCAATGGGCTGCATTGCATTGTGCCTACTGCCTCTCGTTCCCGCCACATTGGGGTTGATGGTGTTCATTGCCACAAGGACGTGTTTGATGAAACGGTGGCGTGGAATGCGATCAACACTCCCTACTCTAGGCCATACACCCCGTTTGAATATTGCATCGTTCGCCCCACAAAGACGTATTCAGGCGTCAAGCATGTCACCTCTTCTGGCGATTTGGGCGACATCATCGTGTCCTTGGCCACATTGCATCACCTTGGATGCGAGGCTGTGTATCTGTTGCGCGACAATGGGCAAACCAAAGGCATCACCAGCAAGATTGACATCATCAAGCCAATCCTGATGGCTCAGCCATACATCAAGGATGTCAAGATTTACGAGGGCGAGCATGTTGACTGGCAAAGCGAAGGCTTCCGCTCAGGCTGGGTTCAGCGCGACATGTCCTTGGCTCACAATCATGCCAAGCACGCCTTGGATCATGGGTTCATTTCGACCATGCCAAATCTCTCCGAACGCTGGCTGTTCAACATTGAGCCTAGCAAGCTGACGCGGGGGCGGGTTGTCATCAATCGTTCTCCGCGATACGGAAATCCTCACTTCCCTTGGCGCAAGATTGTTGAGTTCTATGGAGAAAAGCTGCTTTTCCTTGGCCTAGATCATGAGCATCGAGCCTTCTGTGATGCGTTTGGCGCTGTGGAATACAAGCACACAGCCAACATGCTAGAGGCCGCTGAATTGATCGCTGGCAGCAAGCTGTTCATCGGCAATCAATCATCCTGCATGACGATTGCGGAAGGGATGAAGCATCCTCGCATTCAAGAGGGGAGCCTCGTCATTTCGGACTGCGTTTATCCAAATGCTCACAACGCTCAGTATGTCTTTGATGGATCGGTAAATCTTCCGTGCTTGAGCGACGACACCGTGTATCACATTGATTCTCAGGTCAAAACTTGGCGAAGTTATCTGGTTAACGAAGTTCCTATTTGCGGCAATGGCATCATCGGATGGCATTATCAATGCGGCAACGTCATGGTGAACGAGGGCTATTTTGAGTTTGCCGTGCGCAAAGTCAAAAAGCTCACTGGATGGGATGACGAGACGGCCTCAAAAGCCATTGTCGAGTTCACGGTTTCCCTCAATCCGCAGTGGTTTGAAAAGAAAGTCAGGCTTCCGCAGCTAGACGTGGCACGCAGAGCTTTGCGAAATGCTGGATATAACCAGCACGCTATTCTGTGATTTAGCATAAAATTCCGGTTGCCAACCTTACGGAACATGCTACGAGAGCACTACCATGCTCCTAGCAATTCCTGTATCGCAGTCTGATGTTCATTTGCTCGCCAAGCGAGTTGACCTAATAAAGAAGTTCGGGCCTTACCCGCGTCACGTTCTGGCGATTGTGCCGGATATTACCGTGCAGCAACCCGCCAAGGAGGCGCTTGAAAAGCTGTCTCCGCTGTTCAGCCGAGCAGAGCTTCTTCGTGTCAATCTGAACGGCATCACGGGCTGGCCGCTGGCTTCCAACAAGCACTTCAAGCTGGCTGCTCAAGCCATTAACGCCCTTGGCATTCGGGAAGCGTTCTACTTCTTCGAGCTTGATAACACGCCGCTGTGCTCAGGCTGGCTTGACCGCCTGCACGACGAATACGTTTCTGCGAACAAACCCTACATGGGTTGCGTTGTGCCAACACGCGGATTTCAGGATACTCCGCAAGGTCGAGTTCCTATTCTTGGTGAACCTCACATGGTTGGCACGGGTATTTACCCGCCGAATTACGCCGCCTACTCGCCTAAGATTCAGCACATTGACCGTGTAGCTGCGTTCACGGGTATGCCCTTGGAGCCATTTGACGTGGCTATCCGGCATGAAGTGATCCCGCATTCTCACTCCACAAACCTGATTCAGCACCTTTGGCGCACCTGCAATTTCCGCAAGGAAGAAAAGCAAATCGTCTGCGATGACATGCCGGGTGTCGGGCCAAACGAATCTCACAAGGCTCCAGTTTCCTCTTCAGCGGTGGTCGTTCATGGTTGTAAAGACGACTCGCTGCCGAATCTGCTGCTCTCAGCGGCAGACCCCATTGTATCACCGACGACTGACGGTGCCGTAGCAGGGGCAAGTGCTGCGGATTCATGTGCCTCGCCCGTCGCCGGGGATCAGTCGAGCGACGGACTTCCTAAGCACAAGACTTTTATCGGCACGCAAGTTGGCAAGCTGGTGGCTGACAAACCTATGAGAATCAAGGAACTGGCGAAACTACTCAAACTTGAGTTGGATCAGTTGAAAGCGGAAATCGACAATCCTGTGAACGGCCTAGTTCTTTCCAATAAAGCTGGATGGGTGAAGCTGGCATGAAACCCCTTGATTATCAAACGAAGGATGGGAGAATCGCCTAATTATGGAACTAGCAACTGCCCTCAATAATTACGCGCCACCTGTCGTTGACACGGAGGGCAAACCTCTTGAACGCCGTATTGCCGATGTGGCTGGCGCTCGCTCTCTCTGGTTTCGGATGCAGCAGGCTGATATTGCCAGCAATCAGCAGATGGCAAAGGTTCAGGCGATGGTTGACGGCAAAGAGCCTTACGACCCCGTAATGCTGCAAAAACAAGGCTTGGGCCACATGTCCAACTTCAATCCGGGCGACGCCAAGGCTTTCTTGGACACCTCGATTGCCGCGTTCATGGACTTGATTACGGGTTCCGAGGCGCTGATTGACGTGCAGACCAAGTATGGCGAGCCTTCCGAGCGCCAGAATCTTTCCCAGCGTATCAGCCTGCACCTGAGCAGGACGATTCGCCAGTGGCCTGAGTTCTTTTTCCGTTACGCCTACATTCCGCACTATCGCACACTGCATGGCGTTGGAATTGCCTATTTCCCCGACCCTCAGAACTGGCAGTGGGATGTTACGAGTCTTTCCTACCTGAAAATCCCGCGTCAAACCCGCACTTGTGAGGACTCGATTCAGTATGCGGCAATGAAAAAGCTGGAGCAGCCAGACCAACTGATGCGCTACATCAAGCTCGGTCAATACGCTGCCGAGGAGGGCTGGAACATCGAAATGCTCAAGCGGGCAATGATGAACGCCACCCCGCAGTTGATTGACCCCTTCAATTGGATGGAGTGGGAGCAGCGTTGGAAGAACAATGACCTCGTTCTTGGCGAAACTGGCCCAACGATTCCCCTGATTTACATGTGGGTGCGTGAAAACGACGGCCAAATCAGCCTGATGATCTTCACGGAATCCGCGCTTTCTACAACGAATGGCGAGCCGGAGGACTTCATCTTCTATCGTCAGGGAGTCTTCTCATCCGCTCAGGAGGCATTCATCTTCTTCACCCGTGGCATCGGCACAAATGCCACCTATCACGGCGTTCGTGGACTTGGCAGCGACATGTTCAACGCCTTCAACCAGTTGATGCGCCTTCGCAATCGCGCTGTGGATACCGCGTTCTCGGCTGGCCCGACTTGGCAGGTGGAAAGCGAGGAGGCTGTCGAGAATTTCCGCATCGTTCCCTACGGTTTCGGCTTCCTTGTCACTCCCGGTGCCAACTTCATTCAGCAGCAACCGCCGAATATCACGGCGTCTATTGCTCCTGCTATCGAGATGCTTCAGCAGACGGTGGCGACGAACATCGGTCAATACACCAGCACAAAGACGCTGGATACGGGGCGCGAGATTTCCAAGTTTGAGGCGATGGCCCGCTTGGACTTGAACGCCCAGCTTTCTGTCACCGAAATCAACATGTTCATGCAGCAGTTTGACCGTCTGTGCAATCAGGTCGTTCGCCGCATGATGCGTCCGGGCTATCAGCGTAGCGATCCCGGTGGGCAGTATGTGTGGGAGTTCAAGGAACGCTGCCTTGAGGACGGTATTCCTATGGCCGCGCTGGAGCAGCTTGACCTTCGCTATACCCGCGCAAGCCGCACGATTGGTTCCGGCTCTCCTGCCGCACGTCGTTTGAGCTACGAGTCGCTGATGGCGCTCTACCCCTACTACGATGACTACGGCAAGCAGCAGCTTGTGCGCCTTCAGACGGCTTCTGTGGCTGGATGGGATATTGCCAATCAGCTTACAACTCCTCCCGGCTCGGATCAGCGTCCTCCGATTGATGCTGCTATTGCGGATTCTCAGAACGTAGCACTCGCTCAGGGCTTCCAGCAGATGATCCTGCCGAACGAGAACAAGACGGTTCACCTTCAGGTTCATATCTCCAAGCTCAACGAATACTACCAGCAGTTTGACGCCGCTGGTCAGAATCCTGCGCTGTATCAGGAGATTGTGCCTCCGATGGCGAACATCTTCGATCACGCCGCTCAAACGCTTGAGCAATACACGGGCAACGAAGCCCCGATGTTCCGTCAGCAGCTTCAGCAGTTCAACGAAATCATCACGAACGGCACCCGTCACCTGCAAAAACAGCAGGCTCAGGAGGCTGAACAGGCCGCAATGGCGCAAGGCCAGCCAGCACCGCAGGCACAAGGCCCGTCTGACATCGAAAAGATGCTCGCCGAATGGCGCGTCAAGATGGATCAGCGGGAAGAAGAGTTCCGCATGAAAATGCAGCAGAGACAGGTTGAGGCGGCTCAGAAGATGGCCCTCAAGCAGCAGGAATTTGCTGCGGATATGTCTCGCAAGGCCGCGTCTGCTCAGTTGCAGCGGGCTGTCTAATCACTCATGGCTAAGAAAACACTCATACAAAGGTGGCGTGAAGAGGGTCTTGCACCCGAACTCGCCCATATCATGCAATCCACCGTGTTCGCACGGGCAATGGAAATCGTCAAAGAGCACACGGAGCCGAATGATCTGGTGATCCAGCGTGTCTATCGGGAGAACCCCGTTCACGCAGACCAAATCATATCCTCCATGCACAAGATGCAGGCTGGAGAACGGCGCGTCTGGAGAATGTTGAAATGGCTGTCGGAAGTTCAACCCGAAACCAACGGGTCGATTCCAGAGCCATTCCAGCAATACGACGAACAATACTTTGAACCACGCCAATAACCCATGAATACCGAAGCATCGCCAGCAGTACCGCAGCCATCACAGGAACAAGCCACGCCCGGAGTCGGAGATTTCGACATCGGGCCAATGATGGAGCGTTTTACCGCACAGGAAAACGCCGCCAAACAGGCAGCCGTGGCTGAACCCGTGAAAACGGAGGAAGTTGCGCAGAAATCCACCGAGGAAGCAGCGCCAGAAGCCAAAACCGAGGAGAAAGCGGCTGAATCCAACGAGATTCCCGACGATTTCCCGTCCAAGAAGCACGCCACCCCAGAGGCAATCAACACTTGGAAGGGCATGAAGGAGGAGTTGAGCAAACTCCGCACCGAGCTTGGTGAACTCAAGGACAAGCAGCTTCCCGCCAAAGACCAAGAGCTTCAGGCTAAGTTGCTTGAAATCGAGGAGTCCAAGAAGCGTCTTGCTGAGTTTGAGGGCAAGGACATCTCTCAATACGAGAAGCGCATCAAGGAACTGGAAGAACGCGATGCCGAGAACGAGAAGTTCCGCGCCGTCCATGACGTAATGAACTCGCGCACGTTCCATAACGAAATCATCGCTCCTGCCGAGAAGATTGGTGCTGCCGTCGAAGAGCTTGCCAAGTCCTACGAACTGTCACCTGACACCGTCAAGGAAGCGTTGAAGACGGAAGACCCTGTGGAGCTTCGCCGTAAGCTGCGTGAGCTTACGTCCGACTGGAATCCGATGGACGCAGCCGAGCTTGCCTCTTATGCCAAGACGCATCGTGAGCTTTCTGACAAAGCTCAGCAGATGATCGACAACGCGGAAAAGGCCAAGCAGGAGCTTCGCTACATTGAAGAAACTGAGTCCAAGAAGAAGTCTGAGGCTCAACTTGCTGCCGAGAAAGCAGCCTACGAGGCTGTGGACAAACAGCTTGGCGAGAAGTTCGCCATCCTGAAGGACGATCCTGAACTGGCAGAAACTCTGAAAAACGCTAAGTTTGAGGACACGCCAGCCAATCGCGCTCTTGCCGCCAAGACTGCTCCTATGGTGATGAAGCTCAATGACTTGTATCACAAAGCACAGTCTGAAATCAAGGCGCTCAAGGAGGAGCTTGCCAAGCGCAATGCTGCCAAGCCGAATCCTAGCCAGACGACTCAGCCTGCCAAGGACATCGAGGATCGCACCAAGGAGCAACGTGGATACACGCCGGAAGATGCGATGAATCGTTGGTTTGCCATGCAGGCTCAGGGAGCGTAATCTCCTGCCATGACCAAAGCCCCACAGAAACCCGTTGTCGCCAAACTGACAAAGGGGCCGCTGAACACCTACGGGATGCGGGAGAAGTTCAGGGCCAAAAACCAGTTGGAGATTGAGCTTATCTTGATGCAAGTCAGGTCAGGCTCGCTCCGACATCGGGACGGCAGCGTGAATGCCAAGGGCTTTCCTGCGTGGCGGCATTTCTGCAACGCGGTTGACATCCTGTGGAACTTCCAAGGATCGCAAACCAAGTTCCTGTGGCATCCTTGGGCGCTAACCATGATTCGGGACGCATTCAAGCACAAGCGTCTGGCGATCACATCGGGTGGCTCAGGCGGCAAGACTGACGTTTTCGCCGTCTATGCCCTCGTCTGGTGGCTGGCAAAGCCGTTCAAGAATGTTGTTCTTGTGAACACTACCACGAAGGCAGCAGCTATGGGCCGTATCTGGGGTCGTATCGTGCGTTATTTCAACGGCATGGTAGCGCCACCTCCAGGCAAGCTGGTTGGCTCATCCTACTCCATCAAGGCGGTTGATCCTAACACGCAGGTTGTCATGGAGGAATACGGAATCCGACTGTTTGCAGGTGAACCCGCCAAGGCAGCAGAATCCGCGACAGCCATTCGAGGCTTGAAACACGGTGCCGGTGGTAAGCTGATCGTGATCCTTGATGAGTGCGCCGAACTCTCATGGAGCATCGTTAACACATTCGAGGAAAACATCACGCAGAACCCGAATGTCCAGCTTATCGCCCTAGCCAACGCCAATTCGCCTTTTGACACGTTTGGCCGTCTTTGCGAGCCTTGGGATGGTTGGGATAGATACGACCCGTCTTGGGACGAATGGGAAGGTAAAGGAGCGCATGTGAGGCGAATCAACATCGAGACTTCGCCCAACATTACCGAGGGAAAGGTTATTTACCCGTTCCTAATGACTCAGGAGATGCTTGCCGAGAAGCGGGAAAAGCTGGGGCCGAACACACGCTCATACTGGCGAGGCGTCCTTGGTTCGTTCATGCTGGATGCTGACGACGAGACAATCTACTCACCCGGCGAGCTTCTGCGCATCCCGAATGACTGCGTGTGGCAGGGGATTCCAACGAAGGTTGCTGGCTTCGATATTTCCCACACAGCAGGTGGAGACAAATCCGTGCTCACCGTTGGCAGCATTGGCGTCTGCACCGATGGTAAAAAGCGTCTCAAATTTGAGAAACACTACGAACTCAATGAAGACATGGGGCGCAAGGACGTGGACAGAACCACGCAGATTATTGAAAAGTTGCGCGAGATTTGCACGAAGGAAGGAATTGCCATCGAGAACATGGCTATTGATGCCAGTGCGGGCGGCGGCAAAACCTTTGCTGACGCCATCTGGTCAAAATGGAGCAACCGCTTTCTCCGCGTGGACTTTGGCGGCAAAGCATCCGACCGACCCGTATCTTCTGCCGACAGGGAGAAATCCAGCGTCCGATATGGCAATAAAGTGGCAGAACTTTGGGGAGTGGGCAAAGAACTGATTCGCTGCGACCAGCTTCGCAACATCACGAAGGAAATGGCGGACGACATGACTTCACGCCGCTACAAGGAGAACAAGGCGCAGGACGGCGGCTCACGCATCAAGGTGGAATCCAAGGTCGAGATGAAGCAGCGCATTGGACGCAGCCCCGACCACTTTGACAGTGCGGCAGTTCTGATCGAGCTTTGCCGTGAACGTCATGGCCTGTCTGGTATCGACAAACCGGGGAATTACAGCAGCAAGGGCAAATCACCGCTCAAAAAGCGGTTTGATTCGCTGGCGTCGTTGTATGCGGCGTAGAACTTGCGCTGCACCGAACGCTTCGCGTCGGTGAGCTATTGGTTAGCGGAAGAATCCAGAGCCGCCTTGAAATCCTCGCTGGGGCAATACCAGTCATCTTTCACGATGTGGCCGATGCGCTTGATTTCCGACCACGATCCTTCCACTCGGATGGTGCGTCCTTTCAGTTGCGACCACTTTTCCACACCAGCGATTTCCAAGATGCGGAAGATGTGATGTCCAGCCACGCTCAAGACTTGGTGATGGCTGAACGATTTTGGCAGATACAGCGCGTAGCCTCCAAAGCCTTGCCCCATTCCTCCGAAGTCGAGATGCAGCCAGCAATCCAAGATGCCGCGCTCTGCCATGGTGATTTCTGCCGATTCGATCACGGCGTTTTTGATTTCGGTGTCTTTCATATTTCGGTGTTTTCTTGTGGTTTCCTGCCGCTCCCAACCGCTAACAAGACGGTCGAGGCAACGGCGATAAAGTCTCTAGTCGAGGTCGGCGTCCTTCGCGCCGTGCCTCACCTCTGCGTTCGGCTCACTGCGGTAGTGCTTTGCCCAACGATGCGGACGATCACCGCCACGCAGTGACGGCCACGATGTCAGCGTCATGGGCTGATACAATGACGGCCTGCGGATGCGCCCTCGAATATCGTAAAGATGATCTCCTATTTTCGTCGCCACATGTTGCCCAACACCAAGAGTCACGTCGTCAGTCCATGAGTGGTAAGGTTGAGCCTCTGGCCAGACATTACGCAGAAGGCAGAACATTTCCCAGCACCCGCCGCGCATAAAGAATCGCTCGCTGTCTTGGCGCGAACGACGAATGACCGCAATGAAATCAAGCACCGAAAGCCGAACAAATCGGATGCAGGACAACCGCTCTGGTGCGCTGGTCGTGTTATTCATGGTCTTGGGTTCGCGGTGTCTGATCCGAGGCGCTCCCTCCAACCTTCTCCGCGCATTCCGCATACCCGATGATGTCAATCAGCGTGTCCTGCTTCTTGCTGGTCTTTGCGCGGCTGACTTTGAGGAGGATCATCATCATGGCTACATCCCAAGAGGTGAACTCGACACCCTTCCACGCGCTCCACAGGGCGGCAATGCGGGCAAACGATTCTGATGCGTCACCGTAGTCTTTGGCCCTGTCGCCAGCAACGATGGACTTGGCGGTGTCGGAGATGGAGGTTGGTATGGTTTCTTTTGGAGACTCATCAGCGTAGCGCCATCCGATGATGTAGGGTTTTGTGGTATTTTTCCACACCCACGTTTTTGCCTTGGAAGGACGGTGGCAAGCGTGGTGGCAGACACGGTGATCTTCTCCGATCACCCATACCTCGCGCTCCCCATCGCACGGCATTGGATCGCCCGGACGGTGCCATGTCCATTCGTGGCCTTCGTAAGTGAAGGTCAGTGGGCGGGTGGTGCGAAAGAAATAATCGTTTGCTCTGTCTTGACTGAAAGTGGAGTATCTTTCTGGGGTTGCTGGCTGGTCGTAAAACCCCAAACAATCCCCCCAATACGAACTTAGGTTGGTGTGGCAGCATTTATCACATACGTTAATGGTCTCCCCCAAATACAGAGGTCTTGTTCCAGATGGCAGCATGTCAGCCGTCCATCCGTCTTCGCGGTGCCACTTCATGCCCGGTGGCGGAGTTGGAAGTTTGAACTCATTCTTTGGTGTGGACTCAGATTTCTTGCCAACAGCATCCAGAATATGCTTGGCAATCGCCAGCCTATGAGGGGCTTCATTGTCCCAATAAGGGTAATCAGATGGATCTGATTCGAGAGAGCCAATTCCTTTTGGAAGCGCAAGGAAAGAGTCGTCTGCAATTTGCTGGAGATTGTCGGGGTGGTTCATGTGAAGGAAAGCATCGCCCATCATCGGGCTGGATTCAAGTTAAAAGCGTAAGGTTATGCTTCATCCCCCAACGCCAAGGAATACGCCGGGTTGAGAATAACAAGAGCTTCGCGCAAGGCTTCGTTCGCCTTTTCGTCCTCGCCGTATTTCGCAATTCTGCGAATCTCCTCGTAGGCAGCGATCACTTTGCCGGACAAAGCGGAGGCATTCGAGGCAAGCCGGAACTCGTCTTGTTCTTCAGGAAGGTAGAAGGTCAGGGTGGCTGTCATGATTTGCGGATTTGTTGAAGCAGGTTAAAGCAGGCAGACTCGTAGGAGGTGCCAGACCCATAAACAACATCACCTCCACAATAGGAGCGAACACGAAGAATCCATAGGCCATTAATGCTTGGACTAGTGGTGAGAAGGCTGACTTCCGGCTGATCCTGAAGCCATTGAAGGAGGGATGAGTGGGCGGTGGGCATGGGTGGTTAGGTTTTCCTAAATTCTGGTTTAAGCATCATTTCTGGATGACGTGAATAGTAATCATTGCCGTGCTCAACGGTTGATTTTCCATCATGAAAGGACGGCTCGGTATTCCTTCGCAGGAAGGCGATCATAGTCCTTTTGATGGCGTGTCGAATATTTCTGCGCTCCAAGGCTGCCTCTTTATCTGGCATGGCTATTGACCACGCCTCCACCATTGAGAAATGGTTCCTGCCGCCAGACCGAATAACACTCAAAGCCTTGCGATTGATTTTCTTTGCGGCTGATTCCGCAATGTTGCCAAAATCACATTTGAGAATGTCTTGGGCGATTAGGATGTTTATCTCGCACCTCTTTTGCTTAACGGCCTTCTTTCTGGCGTGGTCAGCAGAAGCAGCCACCACTTTCAACCCATGAATGGGCGGCAGCATCGTGGACTCGATGGTATAGAGCTTGTAATCAACGGGCATAAAATCTATCAAATGCCGCCCCCTTCCAGCCTTCCGACATTCTCTCCCTGATTCTCGATGCCACCATTTCAGGCGGCAAAGACATCAATGCGTTGGTGGTGCAGACGATAAAAGCAGCAGCCTGCATGTCGTTAAAATGAACCGCGTCAGCCTTTAGTTTGGCCGTGGTGGCTAATTTGTAGCGGTAAGCAAAGAAATCGCCAACAGCGTTTTCCACATCTGGCGGATAATCGTCTGGAATCTTGGCTTGAACCGCTTTTGTGGCATCATTCTCATACACCGCTCGCCACCCCTGATTTCCACGCTTCATGCGCTCTTCACGCTTCTTTTCGCGGTAATAAGCCCTGCGCTCATCAGAGGTCAGCATTCGCCTGTATTTCTCACCATTGAGAACAATCCATCCTTCCTCCACGCGCTGAATCCTGCGGCCCTCATTTTCCTTGGTTCTTGAATACTTATCGGGTGATTCCAGCTTTTCCAAAGCTCTCTCGCACTCCTCAATCGAAACACGCGCCAAGTTTGCTAAACCCGGTATGGTCGCCCGAAAGAAATGATTTCGATCTTTTCCCACCATCAAAGTCAGGAAAACCCTCAACGTCTTGTCGTCCTCTTGCCAAATGCTACTGGTTAGTATGTGGGCAAAGGTCTTTGTGTAGCCGCTTAGATTCATTCCCTGAATATCGCACTAAACTCGATAAATGTCAAGGAAGTCAACATTTACTCTGTACTATGCGAGACAAGTTAGACTTTTGTGGACAAGGTTTTGACATTTCCAATCTGACACCCGCAACTCTTGCTCCTCCCACCCGTGAGATTCTGATACATAACCTCCACCTGCTTCCCGCAGTCGCACGCGCACAGCCACCGGGAGTTGCCATGCTTGTTCCGCGAAATGAGCGATAGAACCACCAAGCTGCCATGGCGTTCTCCAACGAGGGATTTAGGGTGACGGGGCATAAGTAGAAGTTACCATTTGAAGGAGAAAATTGCAAATGCCAAATTAGAAGAAAAGACCGGGGTGGGGTATGTCGGCTGGCAACCATTCTACTTTACTGAAAAGAGCAGTTTTACTGTGCAGTAAAATGGGGTGTTAGAGTGAAATGGGGGTTATGTGCGCTTCTTTCGACCCCGTGGCTGGCATCCACAGGATTTGGTTCTGCCAGATGTGAGGTTCTGATACATGGCCTCAATCTCGACACCGCAAGAACAACGGCAAAGCCACCGAGAGTTACCATGCTTATTTCGAGACACAAGACGCTCCACCTGAAGATTGCCAAATTGCTTTTGTAAAAGGGTCTTTGCTGGCCTTCCCATAATATATAAGAAACTTGTTGATTTGATGTATAATTGGTATAAAATACAGTCAATGAGAAAATACACAAGGAAAAATCAGTTTTGCCGCTGCGGGAATCGTCTTCCGTTTAGGCACAAAAAGTATTGCTCGTCAGCGTGCAGGCCAAAACAAACATACCAACCAAAGGAGAAAAAGATTTTTCACTGCATTCAGTGTGGCGTGGCAATGAGATCGCATAATCACAAGCTGTTTTGCTCCGAGAGATGTTCGGATCATCACAAGGGGCACACCAAACCTCATGTGTTTCATGATAATTGCCTGAATTGTGGCAAATCCATACAGCCACCCCACAGGAAGTTTTGTTCCGATAAATGTGGAGACAGCCAATGGGCCAAAAATAAAAGAAAACTCGACTCATTAAGCAAGCCGCAGCAGCCACCACTGCCAATTAAAAATTGCGCCATTTGCCATGTGAGCTTTCAGACAAAAGCAAGCAATCACCTTTACTGCTCAAGAAAGTGTCATCTCAAAAACGAGAGGAATAAAAAACGGTCTAGAGAAAAAGGGGTACCAAAAACCCCACAGAAAAAAGTTCGAGACAGGCTTTCTGGAAGGCTTCGCGAGCTTCTGAAGCGCAAAGGAGCGCAAAAACAAAACGCCATCAGCGCTTACATGGGATGCACGCCAAAGGAAATGATGAAGCATGTTGAGTCTCAGTTCAAAGACGGAATGACATGGGGGAACTACGGGGTGTTTGGATGGCACCTCGACCACATTATCCCATGCGCCCGGTTTGACCTCACAAACGAAGATCATTGCAGGGTTTGCTTCAACTGGAGGAATATCAGACCGCTATGGGGTGAGCATAATTGGATGAGGCAGGAAATGCTGACCTTGGACGAGGCTCTTGAGCTTGACCCGGAACTGGTGAAAATGGCTAACGAGGTTGGAGTGAAGCTATGGTAGAAGTTTTGTTTTGGAGTATAAGTGTGCAGGGCTGTAATATACGTCATCATCCCATGATGGCCTCCCCGCTGGCATGGGGTAACCGCCCGGTGTCTCCCGCCATGCGCCCACCAGTGTCACGCCTCCCGCCCCTCATGCGCCATGATCCGCGCCACTACTGCAAGCGAGTCTCAATGTATGCACAAAGTATTAGCTTGATACAATGACCGTAATGGCAAATTGACGTAAGTTTTCCCGCGTTTCAGTCCTCAATTTCGATCACGGGAAAATCATCCCCCCCAAAGTCGGCGCTTCCATCGGTCACGATGTTCACTTGAACACTGTTTTGTTGCTCAATGCCGTAGAGCTTGAGGGCGAGGCCGCCTAGCTGCACCAGTTCAGACACATTCTCAGGAATGATAGATTGCGCCTCCGGGCTATTAATCGCGTTTTTAAGCGTTTTAGCGAGTCCTAGCAGCGTTTGGCTCCTGTGACTCTCCAGTGTCTCTGCGACGGCCTGAGAGGCCAAAAGAACGGGTTTTTCGGCTTTTCCAGCCTCTTGTGACAATTTCTCTTTTTCCGTGACAGCCAATTCACGCTTCATATTCTCAATTTTGAGAGGCGTTAGCCAGTTCTCGCGGCATGAACGCTGCCGAATAGCATCATAGCTGGTTTTGAAGATGCGGGCGGCGTCTTGATAGCTCATTCCAGCAACGCAGGCATCTTTGACTTGTGACCACTGTTCCGGCGTTAAGATAGGGGCAGGAAATGCCGCTTTAGTCTCGATTTTAGCCTCCTGATATTGTGCTGGCTGGCTTTCTTGTTGTGTCTCCATGCCTTAACGCTTCCCTTCATTCCCTCGCTTTGTCAAACAAAGTGAATCAATCCCTCTTTTCCCTCTTGCAATTTACGCGGCTTAGCGTATCTTCACAGCGTCAAGGAACACCATCGCGAGTCCTACCTTCTGGGAAGTCTTGTTTTGGCTAGTAGCTGGCTGCGCCTTAAATCTGGGCTAGTACCCCAGCGCCGGAACTCTTTCGAGCGGTGGCCGCGTGCGGAAAGCGTGCGCCCATGTCCTAATGGTTAGATGGACTGCTAATGCGGCTTATTCGTGCTCCTATGGCACGGGTAAACGGTTCCAAGCCCCGAAACAACGCAGAGGAGCACACACAAAAACTATGAGCAAAAATCAACGTTTATTGGCCGCCTATCGTTACTTTAACCCATACTGGTACGAGGGCGATTATTGCAATCCTTGGCGCGATTTGCTAGCCGAATATCGGCACAAGAGGCAAACCCGCTTTTGTTTCAATGGCGCTGACACCTTCGCCGAGTGGCTTATTCATGAGGCGGCAGAATCCGAGTTTTGCCGTGCTCACAATTGTTAATAACAAGCGCGGAGGTTCTACCCCTCCGCGCTTCCTTGTCTAGCCATGAGCGCAGTTCAATAAACCTGCGCTCTATCTACACAAAAAATGACCATAACAAAAGAAGGAAACGAGTTGCGAATCGGCGTTGATTTTGTCGGGGCACTGACTGGCCCTTATAAATCGCACGGCACGTTTGAGTTGCACGGGCAAGCGCCCATGCGCTTTCTTTCGTGCTTGGGTTGTTCGGATAGCGCGGATGCGCTTATTCGGCAAGCCAGACAAGAAGGCCAGCGCGTTCTCAACATAATGACACAAGCTCTAGCCTAATCACAGCGCCACATGCCGCATAACCAGCGGCCCTGCGCTTCGTGCTCTGCATTCTGCCCGGAATTAGCCGGGTAGAAACCAAAGCACAAAAATGAAAACAGAATATCCAATCTACGACAAGCGCGACGGCGCAAAAGATGCCTCACTCCAATTCCAGCCAATCCGAAAAATTCTCGGCTTACCTTGGACTCGAGGTGTTGAACGCTCGCTTGAGCATTGCCAGCTAGATCACCCTAAAGCCTTGGCGACGCTCAAGCGCCGCGCCAAGAAAGCAGGCGAAACAATCTTAGCGGCATGTCTCGACAACTATGCCGTAACGATTCTGGTGGAGAATAAATGACGCTCAAACCCTGCGCCTCTTAACCGGGGCGCAGACTTGAACGCCAAACGGCGGGAAGGAAACAACGAAAACAGACACTGATGAAAAAGGAACAAACGAAAGTTATTTTCCGCAAGTTTACAGGTGACAGCTCAATTATTGCGCTATTCCCCGAACTGCCAGCGGATGTCCACGCTGGCCATTGCTTGTCGTATCAGCATATCGGCCAGCATGGAGCAGCGAGCATTGACCTTGCACACGTTACAGTGCCAGCAAAGCCAGCAGAGTACGCCCGCCTTAAGGCGGAACTCGAAGCAATCGGCTATAACCTGGAAACCGTAAAGCGGGCAACGGCAGCAATGCACGCGGCGCGCTGCGCAAAAATCAGGCGCTAGACACAAGGGCGCGGGCAACCCTTAAATCCCGCACATTTTCGGCCTTACAAAGCCCCGCCCGCATGCGGAAAACTGCCGGAACAACAAAATAAAGCAATGCCCTACCACCTACAACAACATTACAGAGAAGCCGCACGAAAGCGCCAAGCGTCCGCAGATCAAGCCTCGTTGCTACGCTGGCTCCTGATTTACGGCGCGTTAATCCTGGCCGCACTCGCGGCGGCAGTAATGTAAACAAAACCACACACAGAAAGAAAAGAACATGAACCCAGACAACGAAGAAAAAATCAAAGCACTAGCGGCATATCTCGACTGTTCGCCGGAAGAACTCAGCGAAGAAAGGTACGACCACTACGGCATGCCGATTTTCTCGCTAGGCTCGCAAGAGTATAGCGTCGGAACAGATGACGAAGCTGATTCCGCATGGGATCAAGAGCTAGATAATTACATCGAAGAGTGCATCACGCCGGAGATTGACAAGATCGAGCTTGGCAACCTCTCAAGCTACCTCAAATTCGACGAGGAAATGTGGAAGCGTGACGCAAAGATGGACGGGCGAGGGCACGCACTCAGCCGTTACGACGGCGACGAAATCGAGCTAGACGGCGATCTCTACGCTTACCGGCTCAATTAGGCATTGCCTCCTTGTCTCCGCATCCTTTACGGGTGCGGAGCAAAGGGCGCAAAACCCTCCTTGCAAGGCTGCCCATCTTGCACGGCAAAACCGGGCAAAACATAACCAAAACAAAACAAATGAACATGAACCACTCAGCGCATGAATTTTGCGCAGTAAACAACATCGTAGGCTTGAGCCTTGACCGCCTTCCAAGCGGGAAGGTGATGGCCTGCGAAGTCCGCAAAGACGAAGCTGGCGAGCTACGCGTACCCATCGCCCAAATGAGCCTTGAGGAGCTTTATCGGCTCGCGTCCCGGCTCCATTTGGAGATTCTGCCGTCTCGCTTTGCCAGTCGGCAAGAAATGGACAGCCATCGCGCACACGTCCGCCGCTTGTCAGAGCGTGCGGAGCAAGCGCGGGAGTTGCGCGGGGAACGTGAAGCAGAAGGCTGGAAACAAGCCGAATAACTCTCCCGTTTGCCCTCGCCGGTTCAAAGCTGGCGAGGGTATCGGGGAGCGTTAAGTGCTCCGAGAAACAACAAACGAAAGGAAACGACATGAACGAAAAATGCAAACGCCATAAATGGCAAAATATCGGAGGATGCAGGGAAAACCCTGGCATCATGGGCATCGGCGGCGCTGCCATACGTCACACACAGCAATGTACCGAGTGCCAGCGCACGCGTTCTCGCGTGTTCGGCGACGTGAATGTGTGCGGCAATCGCAACCACGGATGGAGGAGCCACGAATGAACCCCCTAGAACCACAGGAGCCGCATTTCCTGATCCAATTCGCCGTCACACTGGCCTTTGCGATTTTCTTTGCCGCATTGGTACTCGGATGCTGTCACTAAACCACGCCGCCAGTCTGCTTAATTGCCAGACTGGCGGCTTTTTTATTTATACATGCCTCCATGTTTTACGATTTAAAACACGTGCCACGGTTTGCTTATCTATATTATAAATAGCCGCCAACTTCCTGTGGCTAACTTTTCTTGGAACGTAGGAGTTTCTTATCTCAAGAACAAGAGCCGTCGTCAATTTGGATAGATGTTGTCGTTCTCCGATACCAACCTTTGCGCGACCTTTTTTAACCTTGTCTAAAATATTCTCATGATTTGTTCCGGTCCACAAATGATCTGGATTCACACAAGGCGGGTTGTCGCAGGAATGGAGAACGCACATGCCGTGATGACCACCCAAGACGCCCAACTTGCCATAAGTAATTTCAAAAGAAGCGCGATGCGCCCGAATAACCTTGCCGTTAAAGCCCACTTGCCCATATCCATTCTTATCTTTGCAGGCCGTCCAAACCCAGCACCCTCCGGGGTGGCTTGTTTTGTCAACTTTTGACCAGAACCTTTCGATTTGTTCTGGTGTGTATTTGACCAATTTTGGTTCCGCTTGTACGGTTTCTTCAGCTTCAGCATTCATGACGTATATGTGTGTTGAGGTTAGATGCCGCTGCTTCTGACAGGAAGTGGCGGCATTGCCATTTTACCAAGCAAACCAATAAAAACAACAATAAATAAACGAATGGAGCAAAATGCAAACCAACGAACAAAAACTCGCCGACTTCTTCTCCCTGCTGGCACAACGCCAGCAAGAGCACGAAGCGGAAAAGGAAAGGGAACGGAAGGAAAAAGAGGACGCCAAGCTGGCACGGCTAAAACCGTGGTACTTGCAAGCGAGCCAGTAAACGAAAGCCGGACATCTTCGCGGGTGTCCGGCTTTTTTTGTGCCCTCATGTCATTCTCAATTCTGAGAATCCGGCGACGAGTTCACGGCAGAGATTGAAGAAGACCCCAAAAACAAACAACCGCCCCGGTCAAGGAAAGCGGCTGCTGTTTTTGTGGAGTCAGATACCGCAGAGAGTAGCACATTTTCCTAGCGGGGCAAGCACAATTCAACCAGAGCCGCGAAAAAGAGCCGCAAACATCCTTGCATTCATCCGCGAATTAGCGTAAGGTTGATTCATGTTCAACAAAACAAAGCCCGCACGTTTCCGCGTCACTTACCGGATTCAGAGCGGCGAATACTGGTTCACGATTCCAGCCGTTTCAGCCAGCGCAATTTGGCGTTCTTGGGATCGTCCGGGTTCCACGCTGGTTGATGTCAGTGAAGTTTAAGCATCATGAAACCTCTAGCCGCAACAAAAGCCCTCCTAAACCTAGCTTGGTGGCACGAACACGCCATCAGCGTCATGCAAACCATTGGCGAATACCAAATGCACAAGCGTCCAGAACAATTCAAACGAGCCGCAAATCAAGTGATCGAGGCCGCGTCACTAGCGGAAAAATGGCATAGTGAGTGGCGGAAAACTTTTCCACAAACAGTATGAACAAAATAGCAGAACTACTCCGAAAACACTTGTCCGAATCTCCACGCGGCGAGCAAGCGCGAATTGTCCGCGATCTAAACATTAACAAATCCACCATGACGCGCTGGCTTGACGGTGACATGCACCCCAATGGGCAGCACACAATGACGATTGTGGAATACATTCGTCGTAAGAGGGGAGGAAATTTGTGACTCTCCGCCCCTCAATCATGGTTGACGCAGCGACTCGCTACTGCCTTGAGCAAAGCGTGTCGTTTGACAAGCCTGTGGCCTTCCTTGACTCGACGGTGCTGCGTCGTGTAAGATTCCCGGTCACGTTCAAGTATCGCAAACGCAAACAGAAACGCCTAGCACTACCTGAGAAAGCGTCATCATGAAAACCACCACTGTCGAAGTCTTTACCGAAGACCTTGGCCTCAAGGATTGCTTCGAGGTCAGCGCCACCGTTGACGTTGAGCATTGCGACGACTCTGATTACAACCGGGAACACGGATACGGCCATGCGGAATACATCGGCGATGCTGAGATTTTCTTCTTGGTTGTCCGCGAAGTTGACCGGGAAACTGGAGACGTGATTGACCACGACGTTTTGCAGCCTGCGATTGTCAAGCAAGCCGAGGAATGGGCCATCGAGAAAGCCAAAGAAAAGATTCGTAATGGAGATTTGCCTTGAAGTCCATTCGTCCGCAGCATAAGTTTTCTTCGTCACCGACAGACATTGAAGCCGAGGTTTATTCTTTTTTCCTTGTTATCGCTGCCCTCTCCAGCGTAGGCATGTCGGCGAGAGGTTAATTTCACCATGAGCACTACACCAGAACAACCCGAAACTGAGCAAGTCACCAAGACCTGCAATTCGTCGCAACCTTGCTGCCTGATGGACGACGATCTGAACGAAGAACTCGGAGCGCCAGCCTGCGATGTTGAGGGTGGTTGCGAGTCGTGTCAGTAAACTTTCAGCCTAGTATTGAGCAATGGCCCGACGAGGTTTGGCTGCAAAGCCGATTAAACTGACAATGCTAGGTTGATGATCTTTGATAAATTTGCCTGCCGTGCCTGTGCTGGCCGATAGCCTTCTATGTAACACTACCCATGTGTGAACGATGCCCGCGAAGCGCGAGAGAGCACAGAACCGAAGACAGGGAGTGATCCCAAGTAGGACTCTCGCGGCGGCAGGCAACTACTTTCTGTAAGGTTCGTGTTGCTTTTCAGCGCACAAAATGATAAGATTGACTTCTATGAGCGAAACACCAAAACAAGAACTGGCAACGAAACAACCGTCTCTCAAAGAGCTAATCAGCGGAGACAAATTCAAAGAACAGGTCGCTTTGGCATTGCCAAAACACATGACGCCTGAGCGGTTTACGCGCATTGCCCTCACAGCAATTTCGCGCACGCCCAAGCTACAAGACTGCACGCAGACGAGTTTGTTCAAGTGCCTTTTGGACTTGTCGGCTGCTGGTCTTGAGCCTGATGGCCGCCGCGCCTACCTCATTCCATACGGAAGCGAATGTACTTTGATCCTCAGTTATTTTGGGATGATCGAGCTTGTGCGTCGTTCGGGCGATGTCGTGAGCATCCGCTCCGAGCTTGTCTGCGAGAATGACGAGTTCTCATGGGAGAATGGCAAGATTACTCACAAAGTCGAATGGCGCAAACCACGCGGAGAAATTCAAGCCGTGTATGCCGAGGCCGTTCTGCGCTCTGGCGAGACTCAAACAGCCACCATGACCAAAGATGAGGTTGATGCTATCCGCAAACGCAGTCGTTCTGGCAATAGCGGCCCTTGGGCCACCGATTATGGTGAGATGGCCCGCAAGACTTCTATACGCCGTCTTTGCAAGCTGCTGCCTCTTTCGAGCGAAATCACAGAGCACATCGACAAAGATCAGGACATCCTCATCGAACGCGATGTTACGCCTGTGGCAAAAGCAACTCTCAACCTTCCTAGCCAAGCGGAGGTGGAAGCATGATTATCCTTGAAGACGATATTTACCGGGCGCATTCCGCTCTAAATTTTAGCAGCATCAAAAACATCCTGCTATCGCCAAAACACTACAAGGCTTCTCTGGCAAAGAAGATTGATCCTAGTGAAGACATGCTTATCGGTTCCGTGGTTCACGCCAAAGTCCTTGAAGGCAAAGACTATCCAGTGGCCGTCATGCCGGAAGGCATGGACGGTAGAACAAAGGAGGGAAAGTCGTGGAAAGCTGCCAACGCAGACAAAGAGACAATGAGCCGAGATGGCTATGCGACATGCCAGCGGCTTATCCAGTCGATTCAGGGCAATGCAGACGTTCAATACTTGCTTGGCAAATGCACCAAGCGTGAAATCGGCATCGTGCAAAAGTATCGCGGCATTGAAATCAAAGGCAAAATTGACGCGGCGGGGCAGGATGAATCTGGCAACTGGTTCATCGTTGACCTCAAAACTGCAAAAGATGCGAATCCGCAGGTATGGGCCAAAGAAGCATCCAGCAGGTTCTATTTCTTGCAGTTGATCTGGTATCGGACTCTGCTTGCTCTTGAGCTTGGCCTTGATTACCCGCCTCCGTTTTATTGGCTTGTGGCGGAAAAGACAGAAGCGAGCGATGTTTGCATCTTTAGCCCGCCAGCCGAGGCCGTTGAGATTGGTCAGGCTCAAATGGACAAGGCCATTGACCTCTACACCGAATGCTCAACCACGGGCAAATGGAATGGCTACGGCAATGGCATCCTCGAATTGGAGATAAGCCCGTGGGAGCGGAAGAAGTGGCTCAAACAGTAATTTAACCTCAAACACCAATGCCTAATAACAACATCAACATCAGCTTTGACATTCTCAAAGTCCAAGGAGCGAAGAAAATCACCGGCAAAGACGGCAAAGAATACGTTGCCATCTGCATCCCAGAAAGTCGCCTCAAGCGTTTCCAGCGCAAAGATGGTAGCGAGAGCCTGTTCTTTGAACTCGACGTGAAAGCCAACCGAGACGGCGAAGACAAGTTTGGCAAGACGCATTTTGTTGCCGAAGCTGCCTCCAAAGAAGAGCGCATGGCAAAGACTCGTCTGCCCATCATTGGCAACGGCAAAGAGTTCGTCTTTGGCGGGTCGTCTGGCGGTTCTCGCGCTAGTCAGCATGGAGCGGTCAAAGCCGCTAATCACCCCCTGATGAAAGACGATGGCCTTGAAGAAGACCAGATTCCGTGGTGAGCAAATTACTACACCTGACAACAACCGAGGGGCGCGACTCGACAACGCGCAAAACTCAGCTTACAGTTGCCTATATGCCTTGCTACGACGCAGAAGCACGCGAACGACCGCAAAGACTTGAATCCAAAGTTCATAAACTTACAGCAATGCTTTGTGGTCTTTGCACAAAAATTGAAAATTCATCATTGCGCTCAATGATCGACTCCGACCCGAATCTTTCCGATTGGTGGCAAAACCACAAAACTCATGACGAAAGAATTGCTGCTATCAAACAAAAGAGAGATGCTTTAGGTTCTCATTGTCTGACGGATAAGGAGTTTGAGCTTTTGTGGAATGCGGATGACATTTCTTATTAACACACATCAAAAGAACACATGACCTCCGATCAAATCGACACCATCAACGCCATCGCCGCCGACTGCTACGAGAAGGCTGCGATGAAAGGCTTTCATGACAGCGACCTCGATAAAAACGACGTTGAACTCATGGCAGCGTGGACGGCAAACCTGCACGGAGAAGTATCTGAGCTTTGGGAGGCTGCTCGCAAGGGTAAACTCAACCATCAATGCGACAAAGAGGCTGCTCTGACATGCGCAGAAGAGGAGTTTGCGGACATCTTCATTCGTGTCTGCGACTCGTCACGCGCTTTTGGAATCAACCTTGGACGCGCCGTTCACCTGAAAATGCAATACAACGCCAGCCGTCCGCACATGCACGGCAAACTTGCTTGACCTATGTACGCCACAGAAATCATCGCAGAATTGAAGCGGCTCATCGAAATCCACGGCGATGTTCCGGTAAAGACACTCATCGTCAATGGCGAATCATTCACAAAAGCCGAGGCCGAAGTGACTGATATTCGCTACACAAGCTCCGAAGCATGGCGTAAACCCATCATCAAAATCGTATCAAAATGAACGGCATTACCAAGGAAAAGATCGAAATGCTTGATGAAGCCATTGCTTGGCACTCCGCACAGGAGGATGTCAGTGATACTGAAATCGAGTGGATTGAGTGGGCCAGAAAACGTGTGAAGGAATTGGAAAGGGGTGAATCATGAAGCTGTGGCTAGGTGTGGACGTTGGAATCAACGGTGGAATCGCTTTCATTCCAGAAAGGGGTAACTCTTGGGCTATTAAGATGCCCGATACTTTATGTGATCTTTGGGATGCGATTGATAACATTGGCTTTGATTTTACATATCTGCACGCATGCCTTGAGCGTGTGCATTCATCTCCGCAAATGGGCGTCAAAAGTGCGTTCACTTTCGGCCAAGGATTCGGCCATCTTGAAATGGCTCTGACTGCCGCCAAGATTCCATTCACTTACGTCACTCCTCAGAAGTGGCAAAAGGAGCTTGGATGCCTCACTGGTGGTAACAAGTCTATTACAAAGGCTAGAGCGCAGCAACTTTTTCCGCACATCAAATGCACGCACGCCATCTCAGATGCGTTGCTCATCGCTGAATACTGCCGCAGAACCATCAGATAGCCATGAACCCCGACGACGAAACAAGCCCTATCCCCGCCTTCATTATGATGGCTATCATCACGACGCTCGCTGCTGCAATCCTGCTCAAAGCCCTGCTCTAGCACACTTGAAATAGTAAGCTGGTAAAGAACATTGACAATATCCGCTTAAAAGCGTAAGATTGAAGTCACATGAAAACACAAATTAAGAACAGGTTTACAGGCAGTGTGATACATGAGGGCGACTACGCTTCTATTTATGAGGCAGTTGCGACGGCCATCAAATCAAAAACTGACCTTCGCTGTGCTGACCTTCGCGGCGCTGATCTTTGCAATGCTGACCTTCGCGGCGCTGACCTTCGCGGCGCTGACCTTCGCTGTGCTGATCTTTGCGGTGCTGACCTTCACGGTGCTGATCTTTGCGATGCTGACCTTCGCGGTGCTGACCTTCACGGTGCTGATCTTTGCGGTGCCAAATACGCAACATTAATCATTGCACAAACACGCATTCTTCCAGACGGGGAAATTATTGGTTGGAAGAAGCTGCAAAATGGAAGTATTGCAAAATTGCGCATTCCTGAATCCGCAAAACGCTCTAATGCTTTTGGTCGCAAGTGTCGATGCTCTGAGGCTATTGTTGTGGCAATTTATGATGGTGACAACGAAGTGGATGTGGGTTTTTCCTCGCACGATCCAGCCTTTGAATACAAAAAAGGCGAAATCGTCAGGCCCAAAAAGCCGTTTTCTGAAGACTGGCAAGATGAGTGTGCTTCAGGTATTCACTTTTTCATCACGCGAGAGGAAGCTGAAAATTACTAATTTATGCCAAACGAGAAAGCATCGCCCGCGCATCGTCTAGCATACCGGCTGGAATCCATTCTAGTGTCAAGTAAAGTTGACGCTGACGAGATTACGAAGATTCTGATCGACCTTCTGGCGCATCACATCGCTGGCTACGAGCCGATTCACCGGGAATACATCTGGGATGCGGCTGTGGATGAACTCGACGACATGGTGGAGATTTTCTCTGCTATCGAGGACGAGGATTATCAGAAGAATTGACACACCCTCCTCGCTGAGATAGGGTTGGAGTGCCGACTGGAAACGGCCTGTAACTATGACGATAAATGATCCCCACCTTTCAAGGAACCTGTGTCATGCAGATTTCCAGCCTTGAGAGCGTGGGGATCGCCTTTTGGTGAATTATGCAAATACTATTTGATAGTCGAATGGTGAAAATTTGTGGATCGGTTCACGCCGCCATCATGCTTTGTTACGTTAAGGGAAGATGTGGGTGGTTTAGAATGACTCAAAAAGAGTGGGAAAATGCAACTGGATTGAGTAGATGCGAACAAGAATCATGTAGATTTCTTTTAAGGAATAGAGGCTTTATCAGCGAAGAGCTTCGCGGAATACCTGCATGTTTACATTTTTTAGTTCACACCGACAGAATTAACGATGCTCTTTGCGCTAACCCTCATGGATCACCCCCTCGCAGGAGACAGTTTGTTTATTTAATGAAGAACAAACGAAATGGCTTTGTGAAAATAGGCGTTTCAACAAATCCAACCCAGAGGGAAAAGACCCTACAATCAGAGGAGCCAGACATTGACATGTTCTTTTCAGAGGCTTCGAGTATGAAGATTGAGAAGGAGCTTCATAAGCATTTTGCTCACAAAAGGGCTAGGGGAGAGTGGTTCAAACTTACCGACGATGATGTGTCTTACTGCGTCAGTTACATCACAGAAAACTCAAACAAATGACAACGATTCACCGCCGAAAACTTTCTGAGCACTTCACCGTGTTGCCGAACCAACTGCTTTGCGACAAGCGGCTATCTTTCAAAGCTCGCGGCCTATTGGTCATGATGCTGTCTAAGCCTGAAAACTGGAGGACGAATGCCTCTTGGATTGAGGATCAGGCAACCGAGGGTAGAGAGGCTTTGCAAGGTGCCTTCAAAGAGCTAGAGACTTTCGGGTACTTGAAGCGGGTCTGCGAACGCGATCCACATACTCAGCGCGTAACCTGCATGACGTGGCACTGGAGCGACGCATCTAGTCCGACTAACGGGATTCCAGATGACGGCTTCCCGTCTGACGGAGAGCCGTTCTCTACAAAGAACAGAATAGAAAAAGAATATACATCTCCCGAATTAAAAAATTCGGGCAACGAGCGGGTTGAATTGTTCGCTTTCCCGAAAGGGGTCGAGAAGCCAATCATTCATTCCAATCCACCCGCAAAGCGTGGCAGACCGCCAAAACCCGCCGATCCTCGCCATCAAGAAGCCATCGAAATGTGGCGCGACATGTGGAATGAGCGGTTTAACACGCCGTATTCCTTTCATTCTAAGGACTTTAAGCACCTAAAGGAGTTTTTGCGAGCCAATCCAACTGTTGAAGTCTCAAAAATGAGAGACGCATTAAGCGGAATTTGGTCGCTTGAGGTGCAAAAGGGCGCTTTTGCCCCCAACTCCATCCGAATCCTCAACCTTTGCGACCTTTGCCTTCGCTGGAACACCATCATCGGAAACATCCAATAAACCACAAACCATGAACTATACATCACTCCCTGAAAATATTGAATCTTCGGCTCAGCGCAGACTGAACGAAATTGTGAGAAAACTCAATGAGGTTCGAGTCATGGTTATGAACCATTGGCCCGACGCCATTTTTTTCGTCAACTCAGACGAGACGGGATCATATTTATATATTTCACGCCGCGAGGACTCCATCGAATGTGTGCAATCTGACATCTCTGCTGAAAAATGGCAGACGCTTGATTTAGACGATTGCGGAATTGACGAAGAATAATTTACCCAAATACACCCAAGAAAGGAACACCATGATAGCAAACCTAGACACGCCACCTCAATCGACTCATCCAGATTATGACTGGTGGGTTTTCTCAACCGCCCTCAGCGAAGGCTGGTTGATGCTTTATTGCCCCAAGACTGGCAAAACAGGCTCAGTACGCAATCCATCGAAAGCTGAGTGGGCCAAGGCATTTGATGCGCCAAATAACCCTTACCAATGGCATGACAATTCTCGTGTCGTCATAGACGTTAAATGACACCTCCTCCCACAATCGAACAGCTTCTAGCGTCCTTCAAAGACGCCCAGCTTCCGTGGTCTGAGGAGGCTGAACAGACGGTTGTTTCCTCGATTTTCCACCACCCAAGGCTGATTGAGGAGTGCCCGCCCGTGGATTCATTCTTCCACGTCCATCACCGCTGGCTGATCGAGGCTTTCTTGGAGCTTTTCAACGCTGGAAGGCCGATTGATCTGCCTTCCGTGACAATCAATCTCCGTGAAAAAGGGCTTCTCGACAACATGGGAGGCCCGGCGAGGCTCAGTGTCTTCTACTCGAACATCCCGATGGTGTCGCATTTCGGCTACTACGCCGGGATTGTGCGGCAGAAATACCAGCTTAGGGCCATGATTGGCGTTCTTGCCGCTGGAATGGACGTTCTTTTGCGTTTTAACGAGTCGGAGGGTTCTTCCGCTGCCGATACCCTCCAGAACGTCATTAAAAGCGTTGTGGAGGCTGCAAATGACGATGGCAGCCCTGATTTGGAGCATCGCCCGATGGCGGAACTCATTAACGAGGTCTTGCAGGACGCCGAGGATATGGCGAAGTCGGGGCGGAAAATCACCGGGGTTTCGACTGGTATCGCCGAATTTGATGACATCATGGGCGGTCTTGAACCCGGATGCCTGACGGTTGTGGCGGCTGAGTCCAGTGATGGCAAGTCCAGTTTGTGCCGACAAATGCTCGAATGGGTGGCTATCGAGGGTGGTTGCGCCGTTGACTACACCTACGAAATGATGCCCAAGGCGGAAGTGAAGCGCATTTTGTGCTCTCAGGGCAAGATTGACGCCAAAAACCTCAAAACGGGGATGCTGACGCGCAATGAAATGCTCAACCTTGGCCTTGTGGCAAACAAGGCGGCGAAATGGGACTTCAGCATCGTGGATGTGGCTGGAAAGACGATTGAGCAAATCTGCCGCGATATTTCACGCAGGTCGCGTAAATTGAACGCTGGCAAAAGGCTTGTTGCGATGATTGACTACATCCAGCTATGCAAGACTACCGAAAATTCTCAAAATCGAGAACGCGAGGTTGCTCACATCACGGCTACCACCAAGCAGTGCGCCAAGATGACGGGGGCACACATCATCATGCCTTCGCAGGTGAACAACGATGGCGAGGTGCGTGAATCCCGCGCCATTGAGCAGGACGCCGACAACCTCATCAAGATCAAGAAGATTGGCGTCAAGAACGACGGCCCCTCATGGAAAAAGGGCAAAGAAGAGGAGAAGCCCAATTTCCAGCGCCAGATGTTCTTCCACAAGGTTCGTGACGGTGAACGCTACCGCACCGTGGACATGGAGCTTGTCGGCAAGCACTTCAGGTTTGAGGTTTTGCGAAAAGAGGTTGATTCTGAGGGATAATTGGCGTAAGGTTGAACTTATAAACAGGCCAGAACGCGGAGTTCAGTCAGTCCGAAACGAAGCCCACAACCCAAGAAGACCAATGAGCACCCTAGAAACCACTGACACAGCAGTCCAAGCCACGAGGACTTGGATGCACCGTTTTGTTCGCCTTTTGGGCTATGTTTGTCCAGTCTGCGAGGATGTGAGGCACCGTCTCAAGGGACACCGCTGCTCAAAGCTGGATGGTGAGCACGGACTTGCTGCCGCTACCATGAGAGCATGGGAGCAAGAGTGGGGAGACGGAGCCAGCGGAGATGCTGGCGCGATGCTCAGGCGAGAACTGCGGAGCGTAATCCGCCGCTACGGTCAGGAGTCGGACGTGACCGCATATCAGGCCATCGGCGCGCTCCGCATGGTGGAACATGATATTGTGGACATGCTCGACTGCGCAGCGTGAAGGCGAACGCTCAATCTCTGCCAACCCTGGGGCACGACCAGGACAACACGACAAAGGCCCAATAACATGACCGAAGCAAGCACACTAACAATGACCCAAGACCAGCCCCAGAGGTTGGTAGCAGAGCCGGGTTGTCCGCCCGAATGGCTGGAAGAGATAGTCGAAACTATCGGCATTACCGATGGCGTCGATCTCGTTGAATGGCACCTAGACCAGACGGGCGACTACATCGTCA